GGTGGCTGCGTTCTTCTGCACTGTCTGCTGTGCCCCGACCAGCAACCACTTTCCATGGTCGGCCATTGATGGCAATTTGTATGTTGTTGCGCTCGTGTGCCAGCTCTTGGCGTAGGCCACGATGGTCGTCACCACGACCCATGCCGCTCACACTGCTGTCGTAGTCACGCTGATATGCGTCACGACGGTCAAAACGACTTTCTTTTAAGATTTGATCAATTTTCATAGTATTCCTGCTGCGGTTTGTAACACACGAACATCAGCAGTGACTTCGTGTATGCGCCGAGTGGTCAGGCCTGCGGCTGTGCGCATTTCATTTAGGTCTTCTTCGTGAGTGCGTCGATACTCATCAGGAGTGCAGGGCACTGTTTTGGCAAATGCATCCGCACTCCAGGGCTGTTGACGTTTTTCGTACACAAAGTTCCAGTTGCCGGCATCAAATTCAGTTAGAGTACTCAAGTCATCCAGGAGAGTTTGCACATGTTCGGGTGCTGACCTGCGTCGACGAATTTCCACGTACACCAGAAAACGATTGGGTTTGATTTCACCTGGTGAACGATCAGCATCCATGACAAAGTCATAGCCTTTTTCAAACCAGGCCACTAGATCCTTGGCCGCGGCGAGATCACGCACAAAAAAACTCAACACAATGATGTCAGCATCATCGCCCATTTTGCTGGTGAATTCATCCACGTGAATGGTAGACTTCATCATGCCATCAAGGTCACGATAGTTCAGTCCCTCAGACAGCGGCCGGCGTGGGTTGATTAAGTGATTGTTGTGCTGCATCAGCTGCTCCATCATTTTGATATTCATCTTGATCAAGATCATTTTCATAGGCTTGATCCAGTTCATCAAGATCAATTTCCTCGTCTTCCATTTCAATTGAGCCAGTGCGGATGTCCTGCATCAAGGCCTTGGGCATGGTGATTTCCACCAACCACACCTGCTGACGCATGAGCTTGGCTTTCTTGGTTCCAGCACGATAGTCCGACGGGTCTTCAATTTTGATGGGAATTTCAATTTCTTTTTTCATGAACTCCACGTTGCAGTCAAACGGCAACAGGCGACGTGCGCCCCGGGGGTCCGGCATGAGTTTCAGGGGCCACATGAATATACAGGTCACACGGTACTTGCCAATCTTGGGTCCCGACACCAGTTCACCAATTTCCCAGTTCTTAAAAGCATAGAGATCGATTTCGTCCAGCACACGCTCAAAATCCAAGAGTGTGACAAGACTGCCCTCGCTCATGTAGATGTCACGAATGTTGTCGGCTACTTGCCAGTAATCAGTGTGATCGCGGAATATTTCTTTGTCCATGTGGTTATTTATGGGTGTTATTATTAGTAGCCAACATTAGAATGGTACGGTTGCAGTTTGCGTTACTGTGCCATTGTTTGTGACCGTTTGTATGCCTGATGTGTCTGTGGTCACTGCTGCACCCAGCATCAGGTACTTGGTATTGGCCAAGCTGGTCAGTGGATCTGTGGGTGCTGTAACTGTGCTACTGGTGCTGTCATAAACTGCTGTGCCCACAGTGACTCTGAGGTTGGTGATAAAGCCAGGCCAATAGCCGCCATAGAATCTACCTATCCAGTTACAGACCCCTGTGTAATCAAGATTGTTGACTTGTGTTCCACCACTCACACTGGTACCACCAGCAGCACCGGTGGCGCGGCTGCAGGTCACATAAGAACTAGTATTGACAAAGGTGCCCACCCACATGGTTTCTACCTGTGTGCTGGCATTGCGGTTGAGTATGATGTACTGCCACTGGTTGACCTGCAAGGTGTTGCTGGGAAAAGTATAAGTCCTAGCACCACCACCGCCGTATTTGTCCAGGGTAAATGACTGTGCATCAGTGTTGAATAGACTCAGGGCACCTGTTTGATCTGTGGCAACAAATGCCTTTTGAGCAGCATAGGTACTGTTGTTGTAGAACCAACCTTCTATGGTGTAGGCGCCGGTACCTAATGCAAAACCCGGCGCCATTGAGAGATACTGACTGCTGCCGTTGAACTGTAGGCTTCCCGCCAATGGCGTATAACTCACGCTTGCAACAGGTACTTTCCAGTTGCCCAGGACTGACATCATGATGCCGCTCATACCACAGTCCCGTTGATCATCCAAACATTGGCTGCCACATTCATCACAGTGGCCATGCCGTATGTGGTCACTGTTCTGTTGGCCGAAGTTGAGTTGCCTGCTAGATACAGACTAACACCAGCAGCCGGAGCAACTGTGACGTTGGCTGTGCCCTGGTTCACAATGCTGAGTGCAGTGCCCACTGGCCAACTCACTGCACTGTTGTCAGCCAAGGTCAGGGCCAAGTTTGATGCGCTGGTGGTGTAGTAGTGTTTGCCCGAATCTACCAAGGCTGCTGTGGCATTGGCTGCAAAACTGATCTGTGGAATATTTAGGTAACCCACTGAGTAGTTGGCAGTGGTGATTGTGGCGGTGTTGCCGGTCACACTCAAACTTGCTGTGCTGGTCAAACCTGCTGTGGTCAAGTTACCACCAGTGACGTTGCCACTCAATGACGCAGTTGTGCCTGTATGCGTGGTGGCATTGACGTTGGCACCACCTAGAATATTGCCCCCAGTGATATTGCCTGTGGCTGAGATTAATCCAGCAGTGGCTAGATTACCACCTGTGATGTTGCCTGCCACACTTATGACATTGCCGTATGTGATTTCTTTTGATGTGGTGTTGTAGAATACAACTTGACCAATATTGGCCACATCATTACGAACGGGTGCCACTGTGAATGTATTGGCAGTGGTTTGATTCAAGTTGGCGCCAGTGGCATTTATGATGATTGAGTTATTGGCTTGGCTAGTATATCCAGCATAATAACCCATAGCCACTGAATATTGACCTTGTGAGTCAAAACCAGCAGCCGCACCAATGGCTACTGCACCTAGTCCTTGATTGCTAGATCCAGCTGAATCACCTATAGCTATACCAGTTATACCTTGATTAAGTTGTCCTGCACTAACACCCAAAGCTACAGCTCCGTTTGCTTGTCCATTGGCTCCGGCATTTAAGCCAATAGCCACTGCTTGTGAGCCTTGTGATGCATTACCTGCATTTTGACCAAATGATACACTATCACCTGCTGTGTCTTTTATCACTGCACCGTTTGTGAGTGTGACAACTCCAGTGCTAATGTTACCGCTAGTGATGTTGCCAGTAGCACTAATATTATTACCTGCGATATTACCATTACCACTGATACCTACAGAGTTAGTAATACTGAATCCATTAATTGTTGGGGCAGGACTTGCACCGCTAGATACTAATCCACCTGATACAATAATTTGTCCACCTGTTGGTAGTGTCAAATTACCTGCATTATCAAACTGCCAAGTATTGATATTACCGGATGCGTTAGTTTGAATGGTTGCGTTAGTTGCATATGCTGATATGATGCTAGTAGCATTACTATTGCCTACATTTATTGACAACAATTGTGCTGGATTGTTTGTACCGTTATCCATTGCTACGATGCCAATAGAAGCATTAGATGCTGTCTTGATGAATCCACCTGAAGTGCCTGGTATTGTTAAGTTACCATCTGCTCCAAACGTCCAAGTCGCAGTAGTGTTACTACTATCGCTAACTATCTTCACATTACCGTGAGCATATAGATTTGCGTTGGAATCACCAATTAGATTTAATCCCGTGATATTTCCAGTATCATTTGCTTCAAGTGTTATATTTACGTTAGCAAGAACGCTTGTAGTGTCTGGTAGAGTCAAGTTACCGTCATCTCCAAACTGCCATTGAAAAGCATTATTTCCAGTATCAGTATAAATGTTAACAACAGTGTTTGCTTCAAAATTAATAGCCTCTGCCGCTTGAACTTCAAAATTATTAGTTGATGTATCAATACGAGGTGTACCTGGGAATGTTAACGTACCGTTAGCATTAAAGTCCCATAGATTAGGACCACCCCCACCATTTTGTCCTACTGCGATTCTAACAATCTTTGATCCTGAAGTAGGGTTAGCATAAACAGCCGCTATGTTACTAGTACCGACATTACCGATATCTTCTACCCATAGTGATGATACAGCACCATTTGCTCCTGATGATAGTGCTATTAATGGTCGATTATCAGTTGTTTGTAATAATGATGAATTTGTGCCAAACACATTAGCGTTACCTGCTATTACAAGATTGCCTGGTAAGTTTAAGTTACCAGTTGCATCGAGTGTCCAAGTGTCGCCATTATTATTTACAATCTCTACATTGCCACCAGTGATAGATATATCATTATATCCTTGCGCTACTGCTAAACCACCACTAACATAAGTAGTCCAAGTAGTTCCATTTACTGGACTGGTCAACTCAGCATCATTGTAGAGTACAAAGTTACTAGAATCTATAGACGCAAAATACCATGTATTGTTTGCTTCTGTGGTTCCAACTACACCAGAGATTGTTACTTGACCAGTTTCAGGAGCACCGAAAACACTATCAGTTAAAGTAACTATTACAGTTGGGCTTCCAGTATTAATTCCAGTAATAGTAGAAGTGAACGGGAATCCTGTAGTAATAGTTTGTATGTTACCAGGAACAGTTAAGTTACTATTGCTACCAAATGACCAGTTATAAGAATTCCCATTAGCATCATCGGTACCGATTACTACATTACCTGCATCACCTAGTTCAAGTTTTACATATTTGGCATCATCACCGAAGTATTGGTCATAATATTGATTGTTACCAGTATCTAAATGTATGTGTGTAGGGGCATCACCGCCACGCACTCTCAAGTATTGTACTGCGCTATTGGCAATACTATCAGTACCGGGAGCCAAATACAATCCACCACTGCCGTCATTGCTGCCAGTGCCTAATACAATTTGATTATTAAATGTAACATTACCTGTGTTTGCACCACCACCGGCTACTGCCGCAAACACTCCGTTACCATATAGTACATTACTATTACTACCGGTTAAATTGATTGTTGCGATGTTGCCAACTGTTGGTACAGTTGGAATAGCGACATATGTACCATTACCAGTTAATAGATTGCTGACATTACCATCTAAGTTAATGTTTGAAATATTACCCAATGATGGAGCACCTGTTAAGTTAGCATAAGGCACGTTACTTAAGTTAGCACCATCAGCAGTAATAATACCAGTAGTACTAATCGTATTAGAACCAAAGGCTCCTAGTAAAGAAGTAACATTGCTGTCCCCGTAACTACTATTTGCATCTGCACCAAATGTACCATCGCCTCTAAGTACATTACTTACATTACCGTCTAAGTTTAATGTTGCGATATTGCCAACAGAAGGAACAGCAATATTAGCAAATACACCATTGCCTGCTAACCAAGTTTGACTGTTGCCATCTAAGTTAATTGATGCAATATTACCAACAGTTGGTACTACCGGAATAGCGACATATGTGCCATTACCAGTTAATAGATTGCTGACATTGCCATCTAAGTTTATTGAAGAAATATTACCTAAATTAGTAGCAGTGATATTACCTGTAGCCGATAAGTTACCAGTTACTGTGGTGTTGTGCAAATCAGTATTGCCATCTACACTTAGATAGCCACCGGTAGTGAGTCCAGTGCCCGAATCTATAACACCGTTTGCTATGACCTGTGCGCTAGTTAATACATTGCCACCACTGATATTGCCAGTTGTTGTGATTGTATTACTACCAAACGCACTTAATAATGTTACAACATTGCTATTGCCGTATGTTGTAGTATCACTTGTCCAACTTAAGTTACCTGCACCATCAGTAGATAATATTTGTCCTATAGTACCACCTGTAATTTTAACATTACCTACCGCACCTAAGTTAGCAGTTGTACCAACGTTCAATGTTGTAATAGATGCTAATCCAGTAGTGCTCAAGTTACCTACATATGCAGTACCGTTACTTGTTATATTACCATTCACGGTTGCATTACCTGAAACCACAACATTAGTAAGTGTACCAACTGAAGTAATGTTTGGTTGAGCCGCATTACTAACTGTTTGAGCGAGTAATGCCACTGTAGCTTCAGGGTAATCAACACCGGCGCCTTCTAATATAATATTAGCAATATTGCCTACATTTGTTTTTTGTGTGATTGGCGTACCTGCCATATTGACTACCGGTACAACTGTAGAACTTGCTAAGTTTGCGCCAATGTCTGATAATTCTGTAATTTTAACTGTTGTCATTTCTATTTCCTATTATTCTTAAGCACCGACCGGAGTAACTGTAACTATCACAGAAGGTACATCAATTCCCATTGTTGTATTAGCAGATGGTATTGCAACTAATTGTGCGTTTAAGTCTGCACTACCCCACATTACTTGAACATATTCAGTTGCACCTAATGTTTCTACAAAGTTCCAAGATGCAACTTGATAAACATTTGAACCTTCTAATTTCAATCTAGTGCTAGACCAAGGCACACTTGTACCGTTTTTTGATAACCAAATTTCTATGTAATCGGTTCCTGCATCTGTTTTAGTGCATTGTGCGCTAAATTGAATATTATATGTTCCTGCTTTTGCTACCGTCAGACGGCTACTGGATGTGATTGATACGCCATTAGCATTATATGTATTATTGAATGTCATTGCCATAGCAGTATTTGCTACTGGATTAGTTTGTGTAGCATTACTATAGAATGAACCATATCTTGGAGTGTAAATGATGTTACCAGTAGTAAGTATTAAATTGCCACCGAATATATTACCAGTAGATGATACAACACCTGCTGTATTAATATTACCTGCATCAACATTACCAGTAGCTGATACAACACCTGCAGTAACAATATTGCCACCACCAATGTTTCCTGTTGCAGTAACCACTCCCGCAGTACCAATATTACCTATATTAGCATTAGCTGTTACACTTAAGCTTGCCAGTGTACCTGTACTTGTTATGTTAGGTTGTGCGGCTGTTGCTAATGTACCTGCAATAGTAGTTGCAGTTAATGTATTAGTGGATGTATTAAATGTTAAGTTAGCACTAGCACCAAAGTCATTTGCATTATTAAATTGAATCTGTGTATTAGAACCTGCAGGTTGTTGCATATCTAACGGGCTACCATTAGCATAGTAATAGTTATTAGTTTTGATTCCACCTACTACTGCATTGCCTGCTGTAATTAAATTGCCACCTGTTATATTACCTGATACTGAAATATTACTAGGCAAATCAATAGAAATTGTTCCGGAAGTTGTGATAGTGCCACCGGTCACTGTTAAGTTATTACTTGCGATTGTTACACCAGTAACTGTTCCACCGGATGCGGTAGTAGAGATAGTGACATTACCGTTACTGCCACTTACGCTTATACCAGTACCTGCACTAATCCTAGTAACACCTGTGTTAGTCACAGTAATATTACCTACACTTGTTATTGGACTATTTGTTACAAGTATACCAGCCCCGGGAGTTATTCCTACGCTAGTGACAGTTCCTGATACTGTATTGTTTGCTATGTTTGTAACCCTACCATACGTATCAACCGTTACAGTAGGATTTGTGTATGTAGCCGCAGTTATACCAGTGACTGGTAAATTGACTACGATATTTCCTGCACTAATTATAGGGGTATTGGTAACTGTAAGTGTGCTTGAAGATACACCGATACTACTTACCCCACCACCATTACCACCACCAGTTGCTGTAATAGTAATATTACCATTTGAACCAGTTAAGTTAATACTGCTGTCACCCGCAGTTAAACTTAATACACCGGAGTTGGTTATGTCAATTGTATTAGTATTTGAGTTAGTATTTACATTAATACCTGCATTGCCTGTAAATGTATTGTACGGGCTGGCACATGCAAACAATGTTGCAAAGTTAGTTACTGTTTTATTGAAAGCGGTGTATAGTGAATCACTATTAGCGGATTCGTTTTGCAATCCCACCGCTATTACTTGTTGTCCGGAAATTGCCATTTTTTAGTCCTTATATTGTATTTATCAATAAGGACTAAATGTCTATTTGTTACATTGGACTAAAGCTACTTCCGCATCCGCATGTAGTTTGTGCTTGTGGGTTGTTTATTTTGAATCTTGCCCCGGTTAAGTCTTCTATATAGTCAATTTCAGCAGTACCTAAGTACTGCATACTCATACTATCAACCAAAACACTTGATGTTCCGGCTGGAATTTCCCAGTCATCTTCATTTTTACTGTCGTCAAATGTGAAGCCATACTCCATTCCAGAGCATCCTCCACCTTGGACAAAAACTCTAACTCTGGTTTGGTCTGTTAGACCTTCTTCTGCTAATAATGTGTGCATCCTAGCAGCCGCTGATTCTGTAATTGTTAAGTTCATATAGTATTTATCTTATGCAGATCATTGTATAATTTTGAAGCTAGATTTTTATGACTTTCTATACCCAAATGTAAGTCTCTTGCATAGTCTAACCCATCAAAAATAAAAAAATCATCAGTAATAAATGACGGATAATTAGGTAATCCTATATTAAATATTGGAATATCTATGATATGTTTAATTTTAATTCTTGCCAAATGTTCAATAGTTTTAAAATAATGAACACCTTCTCCCTCCATTAATGTCGGGTCTGCAAATCCACCCACGGTAGATATAGTAATATTGTGCAATGACTCATTGGTTGGTTCTTTGGTAAATCTTGCATATCTGGCCCAGTATGGCCATTGAATTACTACAAGTTTAGGTTTTTGTTTTACAGAACCAAACCAAACAATTAAATTGTGTAGTAATACATCTATTCCAGAACCACCTACGCCTAAGTTGTAATAGTCACAATTTAGTGATTTGGAAAATAGATACGGGTAGGTCTTTTCTAATTCTAATCCTATACCCTCAGTATGACTACATCCAGCATATAAAATATAATTGTTTAAGTCAATGTCTTTGATTTCTTTACAACGATGCCCGTTGCTGTTACGAATATAACTAACTTGATTGGTTCTATAATACCAATCATTTGATTTTGATTTTAAATTTTGATTGTATAACTCTTCGGTATCACCTCCCGAAAATAATACGTTCTGGTTTTTGGGTTCATATCCTATAAAATCATTATTTATTGTTAGCACTAACGTCTCCTTACAATACGCCCTTTAGCTAAATCATATGGGCTGAATTCAATTTCTACTGTATCACCTAATAGAATTTTAATATCGTGTTGACGCATTTTACCTGAGATATAACCAGTGACTGTGGGTCCACTGTTTAATACAACTCTAAAGACAGCATTGGGTAATACGTCTATTACCTTGCCGTCCATTCTAATACCTTCTTCTTTTGCCATATATGTTTCTATTATCTCCTGTTACCCACGGCGCATTGTGCTAATCTCTACCGCTTGTTCGTCAGAGAAAATAGGCACCGCATTACTTTTATGCATAGTGCCAATACCAATAATCTTAGTACCAGTATATTGTGGAATATCTTTTGTGCGTACTGCACCTGAATGACCTGTATCACGGCTTGCAATACGCTGTGTTTCACGACCTGCAGGAGCTGACAATTTATATTGTAATGGTTCTGCCGCTAATGCACGTTTGCGCTTTTTGTCGTCAGCATCAACTTCCCATTTTTTCTGTAGTTCTTTCCAATCAGCATCAAGTTGTCGTGCCTTTTGTGCCTCTGCACTGTTGCGAAATTTAATCTTACCTTTGCGTTTGCCGCCCATAGTTAGTGCGGGATGTGCTAGATGCATAGTCATGGTGTATAGGTCATAGTTAATAAACAGTTTCTATTATAGCAAAATATGGATTATTTGTCAAATCTTATTTCTTTAAGATTGACCAAATCTTCTCTTTTTCAATGATTTCTTGTTCTAGTTCTTTGTAGCGTTTGCCCAATTCTTTTAACTCATCCCATTTATCTTCGAGTTTTTCATTTGGGTGAAGAATTGCCAATCGTTCTTCAATTTTTTCAAGCATATCTGTTAGATTTTTGCCCTTGATAGTAACTTCACCATCAAAATCAGCATTACCGTTAACCTTAAGTGTGGCACCTTTAATATCTGGTTCAGCCAATGTTATATTAGCCCAACTAGTATTAGTACCGTTACTTGTTAATACTTGTCCTGGACTACTCCCATTCATACCCCAGTATAAATCAGAGCTACTTGCACCACCTGAACCAGAAATTGTATATACTGGCGAGCTATCCGACCCTGTTAATGTAATCGTATCTATTGTGCTATCACTAGCCATCATTGCACTACTCATCATTGTTGTATCATTAATAGGAATTGTCATATTTTTTTAAGTATAATTCTACCCTTTTCATCAATAGAAAAGTCAACGTTATCACCCTCTTTCCACCCTAAATCACGTAACAACTGTGGGGGTAGTGGAATAAGCATATCACCCGTTTCTGGATCTTCCTGAGTGATAACTTCATAGCTATCATAACTTTGTGCTGGATTCTTTTTAGACATATATTACTTATTCTGTAGATAGGGATTGTAAATCTTTTCTAATTCACTAATTGTGTGTTCTGTATTACCATCTTCATGCTTAACAGCAATACCACCTGCGTTACTCCAAAGATTTAAATACTTACCATAATCATCTACTAGAACATTTGGCTCACCATTTTTTAATGCGTATTTGTGTTTATGTTGTGTAAAGATAGCATTTTGTGTAGCATTTGGATTGTGTTCATCTAGCCAATCTTTTTTAGCTTCTATACTGGCACTAGCATACGGTCCGCGTAATGGAGCACTTAATACAGTATATGGAATGTTATTTTGATTTAACCATTGCACAACCTTACCTCCACCTTGAAGCGGTTTTAATTCTCTAAAAAACTTATAAACTTCTTCAGGACTACTTGTAGCTAATTCATTTATTGATGTTTCAGTATCAGGAATTTCTTTGTAATTACCAACATTATGTTTTGCGGCCCAAGCTCCAAAAAAGTCAGCTTGAACCCCATCCATATCTAAGTATAGATGGGGCATTTTTTTACTAATGTCTTCCATTAAATCTTTAATTTTCATTAATAGATTATATCACAAATGGTAGTACAAGCCAAATGCCTTGGGTCAATAACATTGTTCCAAAAATACTAACACCAATACTTCCCCAAAACATACGTTTACTCACAGCCAAAATACTAGCAGATAATAATACAATAGCTAACTGAAATGCCATTGCGGCAAACGTTAACCATGGTGTATGTTTTTTGGCTTCGTCACGTTCGGCTTCAATCTTTAATGCTTTAGCCATTAATTCTTTCTTACCCTCACCCTTATCAGGCTCAGATTCATATCTATCAATTTTAGCTTGTAATATTTCTTTACGTTTTGGATCTGTAGTGGATTCTAATTGTCCTTCAGCGATACTTTGCTTAATTGATTTAGCTTGGTAAAAGTTCCAAGTATCGTTTGCTTTGATTGTATTACTTAATATTTTGCTACTAAATCCACTAGCCATATATGTTGTAATTGCTAATAATAGTGCAATGACGGTAATGACCCATCCTGCTCTATCTTTAAGTTGTGCCTCACGCTCACTACGTGATAATGTTTTTACTTCTGCCATATTAAGCCTTTCTTTAATATATTATTTATCTAGTGAGCATAGCAAAGGTGAAAAGCACAACCGGGATCGCTATTGCCATAAAACTTGTGCCTATAAGCAGTCTATCTATCATGTCGGACTGTGCTTGAATCCTAGCATTTTTTATGTCCGCTTGTAATTTAGCACGTTCTTTATACATACGAACACGTTCAGCCATCATCTCATCCCATACATCTTTATTTCCTGACCATATCAATAATTCTTTTAATTCTTTTTCAGCATCACGTAATGCTTTACTTTGCATTGCAATCTGTATCGACAATGACCTAATCTGTCCATCGGTAAGAATGTTTTTACCGTTTTGTGCCGCTACATTAGCAGAGTGAATTGTGTCAGAGTTTTCAAAAAACTTAGCAAATTGTCCGTATAGACTGTTAACATCCTTACCTAATGCAATGGCTTTTTTAATATAACCAACTGATTGTTGGGCGGCTGTGAAGGCAATACCAAGAGTAATAGGATCTATCATTTTTTCTTGTCAATCTTCTTTGGTGCATCTCTATCTCGCCATTCTAAACATATTACTTTACGATTGTAAACATCGCCACTCCATGCCCACCGAACACACTCAATACGTGCCGCTGATGATGGGATAATTATTCCCAGCACCAGTAGCACTATGTATTTCATTTGTTTGCCAACGGATTATCCATAGCCTTTTGTATTTTGCTATCAACTTCTCTCTTTAATGTTTCTACTTCACGGTTGATTTCTCTGCGAGCCGCAGTAAATTCACTGTTGATTTCCTTACGTGTTGCTTCCATGTCTTTGCGAATTGCAGCCGCTTCGGTTCTGGCCCTTTCTAGGTCTTCACGCACAGCTTTACGCATATCACGCATTTCACTTTCAGTTTCACGTTGTGCATTCTTAACGCTACGTTCTACTTGCTCGGTTACAGATTCATTACGGCGAATATCATTCTTCAAATCAGTTTTGATATCACGTGTGTAATCGCTTGTTTTGCTACTATTTTCTTCAATGACTGCTAAACGTTTATCAAAGCCAGATAAATCCGGAGCTGAATATTCAGCAATCTTTTTCTTCATACCCACGTAATCTTTATAGACTTCAAATGAACCATATAATCCACCTAATATAGATGATACAATTGTAGCCGCAACCATTAATTTTGCAGGTGTAAATTCATAGCCACCAATACTGATGACAGTATCTTTACTGGCATACTTTTTTACAGCCGCCTCAGCCTCATCAATTTTAGCATTTACATTTTTTATTTCTTCTGCCATTTTATTTTCCTTTTTTAGCTAATATAGCTTGTATTTTTTCTTGCATCATTTTAGCCCAGAAAGGTTGAGGGAAGTTCCAACCTATAAATGCACCTACTGCTATCCATAATAATATATCAAACATTTTATTTTCCTTTATTTGTATTGTAAGTTCACCAAATCTTGGTGTAATCTATCGCTAGACAATTGACGTAATACTCTTACGTTGTCTACATTTACTTGATTTCTGTAAATCTCTTTTGGTGCATAGAACGGTGCATCTGCTAACGCAAATGAATATGCCTGATAGCCAGCAGGTTGTGTTGCCATTCTAGTAATATCAACACCTCCGGCTAATTCATTTGGTTGCACGTTCTTGTTTACTGCATCTGTTTTTTGTTCTTGTGTATTTGCGTTTAACATCATAGGGCGTTGTTCTATTGCGTCATTTAATACAGAACGACCACCTACTTTGATTCCCTCAGTCTGTGGAGTTGACTCAGGCTCTATCTGTATACCAGAACGTCCTGTTGGCAACTGGAATCCAAAGTTTGTTAATGGTGATTCAAATGATGATAATGATCCCGAGACCTGCGGAGTAATTGAGCTAAACTGATATGGTATGGTTGTAACAGTTAATCCACTACCCATACTCTGTGTAGTTTCAGTAACAGTAACCTGTGTAGGTGGACGAATCGCTTCAATACTAGATGCCGTAGAAGTTTGACCAGTTGGCAATGAAAATGCACTAGTTTGAGTTTGTGAAGTTGCCCTAGTTGTAGTGCCTGCTGTGGCACTTGTACCAGTTGAACTACTAGACATACTTTGTGTAACAGCAGAGCCGGCAACTGATTCAGCTTGCTGTTGTGCAGATGTTGCAGTTTGTGTGGCAGCAGATTCAGCAGCCTGCACTACTGATTTAGCCTCATTGCCTATTCTTGCTTGATTACTACTAATCATACTCATAACACTACTGAGACTGGGTCCTGCTTTGCTAGTATTATCACTTGCTGTTTTAACTTCACCTGCTTTAGGTTGACTGCCTCCACCTTGAGGAGGAGGTTGATTTGCCGGTGGCGGGCCGTTGGGATTATTATTTGAGCTAGGTCCTGGACCACTCCCCGGTGGAGGTGGACTACCTGGTGGAGGTTCTGAGCCTGGGGGAGGGGGAGGACTACCTAGTGGTGGTGGAGGGCTTCCAGGAGGAGGTGGTGCACCATCTGGTGGTGGCGGAGGAGGTGCATCTTCAGGCACAACTACTACGGGGTTTAGTTTTGCAAGCGCATCGTTGAATCCTTTACAACTAGTCGAGTAAAAAGGATTTGTTGCACAAGGATCAACACTATACTTCAAACTAAAACTTACAGCAGTTATTTCTGGACCATATGGCCCTGTCCAGAAGTTGTTATCTTTGCCCACAAATCCATACTGAGCATTGCCTAGACTAGGAACACCATATGGTGAATTGAATGTTTCTGAATAATAAAATTGTGTCCAGTTGTATTTGCCATTTAGATTATAATTGTATGATTCCAATACTGCTGAGTTTTTGTTATTGTAGATGTTAACGTATGCCGATAACTGGTCTTGTTGACCATTGTCCCATCCATTGCCATTTTTGGCACTAAAGCCAAAGTTAAACCCGTTAACTTGTAAGCCTGTTCCTGAGTTAGGCAATGCGTTTTTGATGTTGACTATTTGATTTAAGTCTGTTAATCCATAAGAGAAGTTGATGATATTAGATCCTGGCCCCCAGGCAGCAACTCTAGGTAGTGGACCACAATAGCCCGGATCACCACCAGCCCAGCAGGTTAGTGGTTGACCAATAGTACCTGCATTTTGCCAGGTAGAGGTAGTACCAGTAGCCTGGTTAGTAAAGTTAGTCAGGTTACCAGTTGTATCAACTTGTTGACTGTTAGAATAACTTGTGGACAAGAACGCCAAGGATAGCGCCAATGCCAACTTTCTTATAAGTGTCATCTATTTTTACCTCATCTAACTTTGGAATCTTATCTGGATTAGCGTCCCATTGTGCTTTTGCCTGCTCACCAATCTTACCTTCGTATGGGCATGGTGTACCAGCGGCTAACATAGCATCAAACACACGACGGTCTTGACACATAGTAGCAACTGCGGCTACCTTCATACCCATATCGTATAGAGTTTTACTTAACTTTAGTCGTTCGCAATTCATATCACGTACTGTGCCACCACTTGATACGCCAAATACTTGTGTCTGAACTGAGCCAGAACTACCCGTAGAACATAGGTCAGCATTACCACCACTTAGCATTGCAGGTGCAACAGCAGTTGGTGGAGGTTGAATAAGACGTTGTGTGACCTCAGTTTTATTAATATTAGTATTGGTTACCTCACCTTGCTGAATATTTGTGTTAACCGAATTATTTTGATTAATATTGTTGTTGGTAGCAGTACTTGCACTAGTTGAAGTATTGATATTACGATTGGTCATATCACCGGTGTTTACATTGTTGTTAGTAGCAGTGCTTGTACTAACGTTGTTATTGTTGTTGGTAGCAGTACTTGTACTGTTATTAATGTTTCTATACGTCATATCACCGGTGTTGACGTTGTTGTTATTGTTAGTTGCTGTGCTAGTACTAGTTGAAGTATTGATATTTCTATAAGTCATATCACCGGTGTTGATATTGTTATTGGTATTAACGTTAGTACTAGAACTGGTACTTACATTGTTGTTATTGTAAGTCATTGTACCGGAATTAACATTGTTATTGTTGTTATTGTAAGTCATTGTACCGGAATTAACATTGTTATTGTTGACAGTACTAGTTCCTGAATTAATATTGTTATTTGTGTTTACACTGGTACTATTGTTATTGTTGGTGTTTGTGCTAGTACTGTTTACTGCGGCAGTGCTGGTACTATTGCTATTACTAGTAGTATTGCTATTTGAAGTCACAGTACTGGTACTGTTGCTTGTGCTATTAGTGTCAACTAATGTTTTGGAATCATATGTTCCTTGATTAATTAATGTACTTGTGCCGGTAGTTGTGCCACCAGCAGAACTGGATGTGGTTGTAGTCTGCGCTATTGCACCCGTAGTAATTGCTATAGCCAACGCTATTATGATTTTCTTCATCTTTCTTTCCTTGTTTTTATTATTTTTTGAGTAAAGATGGTTTTTACTATTGATATTTATCAAGTTTTGGGTAAATAAAACTATGTAGATAAATAAATATAAAGGAGCCACAATATGAGTTGGTTTAAACACAAGCCTAGGCTAAAAAATCCTCCTAAACTTCACCCCTATCACACAAGTCCTATAGCAGAAAAGCTATTGAAAGAGACTAAACTTGAAGTCACTGGTGTAAAGGCTAAATTAGAAGCACAAGATAAGAAAAAGAAAAATGAACGGTAGAGAATTACAGCATATGTATCAACAATGGTGTCAGGGAAATGATGATTATAATTTTCGTTGGTTAGATTTTGTTGAAATGGCTGCCAGACACTTTAAACAACCCGAAAGTGAAGTGCTTAGAGAATTACAAAAACATTATTGGTTTGTTAAAAATAACAAGTAAACAGCGGGTAATTTTCATTTGCATATATACGATTATTATGCTATAATGATAGAACGATTAGGAGAATCAAATGAAGGCAATTTACCTAACGATTGGGATGATGTGTATATTATCAAATAACTCCTACTCGCAAAAATTAGAAGAAACTGTAAAAACAGAATTACCTTGTTATAATACACAAGAACTCTTTAAGAGCCTCAGAGAGAAATTTAAAGAATTACCCTTACTAACAGGAAAAACGGACGATGAAGCCAACTCAATAATGAGTGTTTGGTTGAATCCTATAGAGAATGACTGGACAATAGTTGCAACTAAGAAAGAACTAAGTTGTGTTGTTGGAACTGGAACTGATATGAAAATTATCTCAACCAGAAAAGGAATAGCAATATGATTAAGAAATTAATAATAATACTAACATTAGCAACAAGTTCTGTTTACGCCGACCAAACACTAACAGCACAAGCTTGGTTAGTTGCCGACCATAATGGTAAGATACTTGAAGGCTCTAATATGTCAGAGGTCCGTAGCATAGCAAGTATTACCAAACTAATGACTGCTATGGTCGTGTTAGATAGTGGTCAATCACTAACGGAAATCATTCCAAAGAAACTCTACAACAAACAACTAACCAGAGAAACACTGATAGATTTGGCAATCGTTAAGAGTGATAACAATGCCGCACAGATGTTATGTGATTATTATCCGGGAGGATATAAAAGTTGCATTGATGCAATGAATAGTAAAGCAACACTATTACAAATGACTAACAGTGTCTTTACAGACCCAACTGGAAGAATGCACACCAATGTCAGCACAGCACATGATTTGATTAAGTTAGTATTTGCGGCAAGCAAGTATCCATTGATTGTTCACGCAAGTAATATGGATGCTGTTCGTTGGAATGTTAGTAAGAAGAAAAATGTAGAGTTTAAAAATACTAATAGCTTAGTTGGTAATGGTTATAAGTTCCTAGTCAGCAAAACAGGATTTATTAACAAAGCGGGCGGTTGTATTGTTATGATGATTGATACAGCAAATGGAATCAGGACCGTAGTCCTGTTGGGTTCAAAGAATACTAAAACACGTATCCCTGAAGCAAAGCTTCTTGCCCTTGCCTATTGATTACGTTCAGGGAAGTAATCTTCCATTATACCCTCACGATGTAAGTCACTAGTAATACAATGTAATCCACCGTCCCAGAAATAACGATGACGGAAATTACATATGTGTGGGGTAATCCCGTATCTACTAAACGCATCAAATGCTAATTTATTGTATCCATTGACAATTACATTTTTCTTATCAACTACAATCATGTTTACGTCAAATACACTTTCTTCAACATAACCAACCCAGTGATTCATCCAAGTCTCTACATAATCAGTAAAGTCTTGATTTAATTCTTCTCCTGGCACCCACCACTTTCCTTTATTAATTGCTTTTAATTTTTGCCAGTCAGCCATTTTATTCCAACTTTCACCTTTAAGCCATACTACTTCCCATCCCGGTAATGTTTCTTCATATGTAGTTTGTCCCATAATGCTTACTATCAATCCGGGAACTACAGGACAAAAGCAACCATCTGTATGCCCTACAGTATCCATTACCTTAACACGATAGTCAGGTAAATTATTTTGAAGGTCTTTTCGAATATCTTCTAAAGATACATTAAAGGTTTCATGAGCATCTATTGTACCTATAATTAAATCCTTACCTATACGGCTGGTCATTGCGGCATTTAATTTAATCATATTATTTTGAATTGTATCTACAACCTTGTTACCTTGTTGTTCTACTAATGATAAAATTGGGTCATTAAATGACGAATCCCCGAACGCAATATAAAATGTCTCACCCAGCATAATTGAATAATCTCTGGGTTGCATTGCCCAAGGCCTTGTAATCGTTGTATTATTTTTAATACAATGTTTTGCATTTGCAATAGGCCCATCCATATTTGGTCTAACCGTTTGTACACCAAAACTTTCTAACAAAGATATTAACTTTTGATAATCTTCTTCTGTTTCTTCTGCTATTTGATAAAATACTTTACGAACTTTTTCGTTCTTAATATAATCGTATAACTCAGGAGGATAAGATTTTCCTACTGCCATTACTTTTAATGGGTCCCAATGTTGATAAACTGAATATGTCATAGTATGTCTGGCCAATCTCTAAAAAGTGCGTGTTGTATGTTACCACTGACAAACTGATTGAAACTCTTGTGCTTAGTTTCTAAATCACCTTCAAGTGGTGCGACTCGTTTGAATGCTTCATCCATCTGAGCCATGCTAGTAAATTCCATCATAATATGCCATTCAGGCATATCTGCTATTGAACGAAATCCCATCTTGCATCTAGTGATGCGATATGATTCCATTTTCTTTTCTGATACAAGGTGATCCAAGAATCCCTTCATATTGTTAACCCACTCTAAGTCGGGTATGTCTTCTGATTTTTCACACCAAATGTGATATATGTCCATTATAAATTTCCTAATATTTCAAAACCCTGTATATTTAACATATAGGGTTCAATAGATTCAAAATACATGTATCGATAGCCTCGATTACGATAGATAGCGCATTCATTTTGCAAACTATTTATACCTATCCTCAACTTAGGATTATTGTAATCCCATGCATGATGGTCTATTACAATATTTACTTTATCCCAAATACGATACATACTCCAAGCTATTAATTTTTCTTGTTCATAATATCCAAACACTTCAGTATTCGGAATTGTGAATCTACCGGGTATCATTGGCATGACACTTTTAAAATTCTTATATAGACAATATGCTTTATATATTCTATTTATTTCATCGACCGGTACCGGATTTAACAAGTGTGCATCCAACGTGACATTATATGTAGTTTTTGTTAAATCTATACGACCAAATTTCATTAATCTATTTATATCTCCAAGCTACTACTGAATCTAAATCTTCCTGCGACCAGTGCTCGTAATAATCCTTTTCACGGAGTTGGTCACTAGCATTGTTGAGTTTGTCTAGTTTTTGTAGAACCATTAATCCGCACTCACTAAAGTTCATACACACTCCGTTTATGTTTTCTACTATGTCAGGATGATCCTCAAGTATAACATAATTCATGGGCATTAATATTTCATTTGTCTTTTTCACATAGTCCTGCAAGCTTGTTGGATCTATAGTAAGATGGTCAAAACAAATAACAACAACTTCTTTGTGCCCCAGTATTTCTATTGATTCGTTTATAGAAGCATCAAATTCAACTACGTCTGCGAACTTGATAGCTATATTGTTATTAACTCTTGCTTGTCTGGCATATGGACATGGAGCCCAATCACCTAATTTAGGATTTGGAACTTCAACAAAGCTTGTCATCCATTTGGATAGTTTTGATAAAATTTCTGCATGATTCATACTATAGTCTTTTTATATATACTAGCATCACGTTTTGGTATATAGTCAACGCCGGGTACTGGACTGAAATCTTTAACAAGTTCTTGTTTCATTTCATCACCGTACTTTAAAGTGATATAGCTAAATGTTTGTTCGTGCTTTTCATTCATCCCAATAATTAAATATTGAAACCAACGTATTTTCTCATCGATAATTTTTTTGATAATTGCATCATTTAAGATATCATCAAAGTTGTTGTTCTCACGGTAAAAAGTATAGTATTTCATTTTTTCCAAAGTATAAAGTTTATGTAATCTGATTCAGTTTCAAAATAGAAATCATATAATCCACCATCACGTCCAGCAGGTACCTGACAGTCATAGCCCCAATCATTGGCGCAGTTTCTTTGACACCAATCAATGACTGGTTTTAGTTCACCATAACCAATTGTTATTCTAGTTTTGTACTGGGTATTTGGTGACATTCACACCGCCTTGTTCTAAAAATTCTAATCCTTTTGTATCTCTATATGCTTCTCTATAGAATACATTTTTGATACCAGATTGATATATAGCTTTTGCACAGTGTATGCAGGGTGCATGTGTAATGAATAACGTGGCGTCCTCACTTGATTCAGTACTTGAGGACACTTTGGCAATTGCATTCATTTCCGCATGTAATACTTCATCCTTAGTAACTAAACGATATCTACGATTAGATTCGACAGCAGGATCATATTCTTCAAGTGGCCATCGCTCATAAATCTCATTTGGATTAAGCCAACCACCTGCATCACCGCTCATATAGTCTTTGTATTCGCATTCGTTAGTCCATCCAGTCGGCATACCATTGTATCCTGTACCTAGAATCTTATTACCTTTAACGATAACAGCACCAACGTTTAATCTAATAGCAGAACTTAACTTACTAGTTAGTTCAGCAATATCCATGTAATAGTCTATAAATTTTTGCTTCATTCTGTACAATATTGTATAATAAATTCACGTGTTTTTGCACAATCATTTTCCCACATTGAAAAATGTGTGCTATTTGGGATAGTAACTATCTGTGTATCTGGAAATAAACTTAATAGTAGTCCTTGTGCTGACACCGGGGTCTCTACTTCATATTCACTTATGATAGCTAAGATAGGCTTTATTAGTAAAATTTTATCAACGTCAAACCCATTTGATTTATGATTTATCCAATAGTTTATTCTATCGGTTACCATTTGTCCCGGAACACGCCAATTGCCGTTAACATAAGTTGTATTTGTTTTAATTATTTCAACCAATGCTTCTTCCCAATTTGGTAAGCGATTTGATTTTGGTATAATTGTATCACTGATTTCTTTTAATCTTTTTTGTTTTAACATTTCAATATTTGTTTCAAATATGTCTATGTCAGGTAATGAATTATCATCAGCATTATTTACTATGTTAGGTCCAACTAAAATTACTTTATTAAAAAATTTATCCTGCACAGAACATAATGCTACCGGTGATGAGGAAGAAAACCCTAGTAAGGTGGCAGATTTATATTGTTTTGTAATAGTGTCAGACACATCTTTGATTTGTTTAGCATAATCTACCCTATCGTATTGATAAAAATCAGTAGACTTTCCATAACCAATTGGATCAAATAATATTACATCTATTCCTGCTTCAACAAAATATTCACTATGAGTCTTGCCCTCAGGTAATTCAAAATCCCAAAATCCTCTAGGACTGATACTTTGACCAGGTAACAAAAACAACAGGTGTTCATTTGTCGTAAGTGAATACCTTTTAAAATACGTACCGTTTATATATTGTTCATCAACCATTTAACTACATTATTCTTCTAGTAAATCAACTTTGTTAGGTTTATCTTTCCATTCTTCAGCATCGGGTAATGCAGGTTTCTTCTTTGTAATATTGGGCCACTTCTGACTTAATCTCATATTGATATCAAACCAAACACTTGCATTGGGTGTATCTTCTTGGGCACTAATTGCACCCACCGGACATTCAGGAATACATACTGCACAATCAATACACTCATCAGGATTGATTACAAGAAAGTTAGGCCCCTCATAAAAACAGTCTACAGGACAAACGTCTACGCAATCTGTGTGTTTGCATTTAATGCAATTTTCGGTAACTAAATGTGTCATTTCACGTAAAACTTTTTAATGTGTGATTTTGCACTATGATCGGGTAAGATACTCAATACATAATTCGGCTCGTCATACTTTTTGCAAAAGGCTTCACCTAACTTGTAGTCACCTTTGATTTGTTCAAATAGAAACCCTTTGAGAAAATCATCAAACTCTTGTTTAGTAATTTTAAAATCTTTCTTACCTTTACCCAGAGTTTGTAGTTCTAGTTGTTGCGCCATTTTATCAAACATATTAATCCCATAAACTTCTATAATACTTACCGAACAACTCTAAACCTTCTTGGATGCGATCTTCGTGTAATTGATGACCTTCAGCGTCATACCAATGTGCATCAGGATTTTTATCAACCATTTGAAATGTTGCTTCTATTTTTCCAGTTACTGGATTCGGAAATGTCTTATCACTTTTAATCCAATCCATATCCATTTTACCATGATGATATTTATCGCTATAGTCATTTACTGTAAGTTGTTGAAATGACCAAATCATTTTATCTAATATTTCATCCCAACGTTTTGCGGCTATAGTCCAAGATTCATCGTGTGTTTCTTTATAGAAATCAAAACTTTCTTGGCTACTCCAATCTTCACCACCAACATCGTCTACTAAACCACCGGGAACACCATGCTTAGTTGCTTTAAGTTGTAGTAGTGCTGGATAGATAATGTGTGCTAGAGTATGGTCAAAACTCCAGGTATCAAACTTATCGATTTGAATATCAATTTTTCTTCTATTACCCTTTTTAGGAAAGGGCCCAATCTTAACTTTCATTCTTTTTCCTTAACACACCCGTCAACAAACATTAACATATCATCGCCGTCGGCTACAACAGCATATTTAATATTTTTATATTTTTGTGCCAATGACGCTAACTCATCAAGTGTTTTACCTTGACATAAAAATGTGTTTGCTTCATAATCATACAAATACATCATATCATTAGCCTTCTCAACAAACAATTTAGCAATATCAGGTTTTGTAGAAATTGGTAAATCAAGTTCTATTCCCTGAGCCTTTGCTTCTTTGTAAATTAGATGACGAATACGATATGCAAATAAAGACTCACCAACGTAGAAGCCTACACAAAAAACAACCAACAAAATAAGAATTTCGAACATAGTTTATTTAGTAATAGTTAGATTAGACCATTGTTTCAGTTTTTGAAACTTTGCTTTTTTAGCTTCTTTAAGACCTTGAGTAGTTACACCTACTTTGTTATCTATAAGTAACTCAATCATTGCTTGCAAGTCTCCTATTTCTTTTTGTAATCGTTCCATATTAGTAACATCCATACCTTCCATCATTTGGTCTGGCCCAAATCTAAAACACTTACTAACCTCTACAATAACCTCAGCACATTCTTCTTGTAGAATGGTCAATATTTCTTTTGTATCATCATTCATATCAAATTCCTAACTTATCAGTTATATATAAAAAAACTATTGCAAAATTAACTGCAAAAACTAATCCATCCATATAATACATCCATCTAGCCTTTACTGTGTAATCCGTCTTTACTAACAAGTAACCAAAGAACAACATTGCAAGAAGATTTAACGTCATTTTTCTTTCCTATTTGCTTTACTCATAACATATTTTTCGTGATAGGGTTTCCAATCAGTTAGATAATGTTCATGTTTTACCCAACGATCTCTGCCTGTTTTTGTCTTAGTTAAGAAACCCCATTCACGTTGTTGTGTTCCCATAAAGAATAATGTAGTAGCAGTAGTTCCTTCTTCTAATTCAAGCCAATGATATTCACCTGCACTACGTTTAATGATACTACCGGGACCACGCCACGTTTGAAACTCAGTAATCATTTTACCTTCATTGTTAAAAACAGGAGTGTGTTCCCAGTAACCACCACTAAGAACAATTGTCATATAAGACCAAGGATGATCGTGCATAATAGGATCGTCACTACGCACAATTTTATGTAGTGTAACATTGAAGGGAAACCAACTACGGTCTTTTAAGAACAAATAGTAACGGTGCATATAGTCTAGACCTGTACGGCGATCAGGAATTAAACGATAACGACCTAGCTTGTTCATAATCTTGTGAAATAAACTCATACATTCTCCTATACTATGTAATATTATAACATACTTTTGAATTAAACGCAAGTGATACACGTAGGAAAAGGGCACGAATGCCCTTTGTTTTATCTCAATATAGAGATTAAACTAGACCCATTGCCATTGCACGGTAACCTGCGGCTACTACTGCACGGGTTGGTGTACCCAAACGGTACTTAGTGAAAGTTTCACCACGCTTGTTGGTACGCTTGTTAGCGTAAACAGCAAAACCACCGCGGATGCGAAGGTCGCTTACGGTTGCTGTTGGGTTAGCAATACCGAAACGGCTTGTGATTTGCTTTGCAGTGAGTTCTTCACCGTTCTTTAGTGCCTCAAGTAAGGCTGTTTGCTTAGTTACGTTCATTTTATTTTCCTTAAAAATTTCGTTGTTCTCACAACGTGTATAGATTATACGATACTTTCTATTATCATACAATATATTCTGGACACCTTGTTTCATTTATATGTCCAAAAACTTTAGCTGAAATACATCAGCTTGTTCATCGTGGCCCGAATATCCGCGAGGATTACAAACCACTCTGGTCGTGCCGATCATATAGTCAAACGGGTCGTGCATATGACCGTGAGTCCATAATTTAATTTGCGGATGATCCAAAATAAACTCACTTAACTCACTGCGATATCCACCATTCATATGTGTTTCGTATTGATATCTAGGGTGTGTACTCATTGCAGAAGGACCATGATGTCCTACAAACACAACCTTTTTATCTTTCAAATCAGGTAAAACTGCCTTCAAATAACCAATCGTTTGATGATGGCGTTGTATTGTACTATCTGGGTGCAATCTAGCATACTCATGTTCATCGTTGCGAATAACACGGTAATCATTCATCATGTCATTCAATGACAATATAGTTAATCTATCACTCTTATTACAATCGGTCCACAATGTAGCACCAATGAATGTATAATCATTAATGACTTTGATATCACGTTCCAAAAAGTAAATATTTGGGTACTTGGCACATTCAGTACGTAGGTGCTCTAAACTAGCATTCCATTTGCCGTGATAGAATTCGTGGTTGCCTGCAACATAAACAACGTGAGGAAACCCATTACTTACTCGTTTGAGGAAGTCACGGAAGCGTAATGCTGTTTTTTGTCTGCGACCTAGGTCTTCAAGTTTAACAGTCGAATACATTTCATAATCTATTTCCGGATGACTATGTAAATCTGCCGCCAACATAATATCACCCGATAGGATAAGGACCTCAGCATTTTCTGTATTCTTGAGGTCTACATCTTCAAACTCTAAATGCAGGTCACTGCATAATGCTATTCTCATTTTATTTCCATTTTAACGCAAACGCTTTAGCATGTTTGTATTCTTTAAATCTAAAAATGTGTCTTTCAAAAGTACCACCTACAATGTAGGGATACTTTTTAGTTCGTAACCACTTACTTGTAGGACTATTAGTCGCTGACATTTGTATGTTGTTAGTGGGTATTACGATAGAGTATGGATACTCGGGATCTATATGCGTATTATAATCATTCATTTAACTAACTCCGTAATGTGTTTACAAGTTCCACGATACATATATCCTGGACATGTACAAGTTTTTTCATCAGTGTCGATAGAATAGACATTGCCTTTACTACCAGACACTTTGACTATTGTACTCTTTTCTTTAATCTTTTTAAAAGGATTCGGGTTTACTGTTACAAATTTACGACCACGTTTGTCTATTGTGATCGGAGATTTGAAATAGACAGGAGTAGTAGAACCAACCTTGATATACGCAACCATTTTGGTTCCATCAAGTAAGTATGTGTGATTGGCAAGGTTGCTATCATTCCAAACTGTTGTTTCTACTACTGCTTCCATATTAAGCTACCTCTAATTCTTCTTGTGCTTCTTTAGCAAGTGCCTCTGTCAACAACTTAAAGTCACCGCCGTGATCGGATACGAACCAAGTAGCAACACCATTAACATTACGCAAAATGTAATCGTATTCTTCTTCTTGACCGTCAACCAAAAAGTGTAGATCATAGTCTTTAAAGTATGTAGCCTCGTATTCACCTTCACCACGATCACGTCCATAGAATGTACACATGTCACGATACAGGTTAGCGTATTCATCCTGTGTCATGTTTGCTTCAAACATACTGAAGGGATGTTTAGTACCAATTTGAGGACGCAAGCTAGACAAGCTACCGAGGTCAATCAAGTCACGCAAAACGAAGGGATTAGAATAATACTCCATCAACATTTTACCGTTGTGAGCTAAATAACCATCCCAGTGACAATACACTTGACCAATAGTACCATCAGCGAATTCGAGAGCGATTGTAGAGCGAGTTGCCATTTTGTAAGTCCTTTGTTTAACTGTTTAAGATTCTATTATATACCCAAAATCATTTATTGTCAACCTTTTAGCCACGAATTTCAAAAGAAAATTCAGTGCCGGCCCTAGTGACATAAATCTTACGGCCATAGACCGTGATGTAACCCCACTCACCATCCATATAGATGCCGTGAGGATCTGGTTCAATAGTGACATTACGCACAATCTCACAGAAACCATTGCGCCAAGTAGGCATTTTCTGCTTGAAATACTTGTCGTTGTCACGTTGATTAATAAAGATTTTTGATTTCATAAATGTATTATAGCACAATGTCCATTTATTGTCAAATTCTGTATGAGCAATAACCACGGATTTTGCTTTGTTTATTGGTAAAACTCTCATTGAATTTGACTTCATAGCCCTTGGCCTTAAGAGCCGCCATCAATGTTGACAGGTCACAGTCTTCCTCAAGGAAAGCATTAGCTCCATTCTGATAACTGTAGGGGGTAATCTTATCAGCGATACCAAGCTTGACCAGTCGTGCTTTGGGGAAACGTGCCCAAGCGTGTCCGGGGTCGCCAAAAACTTTGATAGAAATTTTCTTAGTCATCTTTAGTCCTTTAATTAAGTCAATACAAGTATTATATACCCAAATCCATTTATTGTCAAATTTAGGATACTTTAGCATCCATCATTTCTGACAAAATAAACTTGGCAATGTTCATTTGCTTGCGGGAAGCTTCGTTACGACCCATAGCTAACAACTCTTGGGCATCACTAAGAACACCCATCACGACCATTTCAAGGCCAGAACACTTAGCAGTGATGCTTTCCATGTATTGCTCACGGATAGCCTGTTCAGTTATACCATAGCAGTTTTTTTCAAAATTTGTCATTTTCAAGTCCTTTAATCAATCTATACATGTATTATAGACCCAAATCCATTTATTGTCAAATTTTGGTAACCGTAAAAAAGCCCCGTTTCCGGGGCAAAAAGTAGTACTTTTTATTCTCGTTTTTCGATAATTTTATCGATTAATCCATAGTCCAAAGCTTGTTTGGCTGACATAAAGTTATCACGTTCCATATCTTGTGTAAGCTGTTCAAATGTCTTACCTGCACTGTTATGCTTAACATAGATTTCAGTAAGATTCTTTTTCATCGCTAAAATTTCTTCTACCTGAATCAACATATCAGTTGCTTGACCACGTGCGCCACCACTTGGTTGATGAATCATATGTCGTGCGCTTGGCAACATAAAGCGTTTATCTTTAGCTCCTGCTTGTGCAAGCAGTGAACCCATACTACAGGCTTGACCCATAACAATTGTTTGTACATCAGGCTTGATGAATTGCATACAATCATAGATAGCCATACCAGCAGTTACACTACCGCCTGGGCTATTGATATACATTGAGATATCTTTTTCACCCTCAGACTCTAAGAACAATAATTGTGCAACGATAAGATTTGCCATTTGGTCATGCACTTCGCCTTCAAGCAAAATAACACGGTCACGCAATAGACGGCTGTAGATATCATAACTACGCTCACCTTTAGCTGTTTGTTCAATAACGATTGGGACTAGACTCATAAACTTCCTTTATAAAAATATTTCTACTATTATAACAAGTGTTTATGTTGTTGTCAAATGTTTTTGGTAATTATTTACGTTTCTTGCGACCAACACCACCGGTATCAGTATCAACGGGTTCTTTACGTTTGGGTTCTTTTCTGCGAGATGGTTCAACAATGTCAGCAGCCGCAACCTCAACATCGTCACCATATTCATCCGGTTGAACCACATCACCTGTAGCACCATCTGGTCCTGGATCTTCGTAGTCTTGTGCATTTCTACCCAATTTGAAACTAAAGCCTGCACTACTTGGTTCTTTAGCACTTGATTTGTTTTCTAATGTTACAACACCTTCTAACTTAGATGGCCATTGTGTTGCAAAGGTTAACTCACCGTTACTATGATAATCAGTGTATTGTTGGATAAAGTTCATTTCCAAAACTTGTAAGATAGTATCAGCGAATTCAGGGATTGCATTATCTTCATTTACAGCACGTGCTATTGTTTTTTTGATTAGATATACTAACTTACCGCCATCAGTAGCAGTCTCACTTTTTACTGTATTAAGCAGTGGTTGGTATGATGCTGGTAATCCAGATCCATTGTTTATACTGTCAATACTCTGTTGTAATATCTTTGGAGCCTTAGCTGAGAACGGTAAGAACTTATGCCATATTTTAGGAATACTATTTGGATTTACTTGATATAAAAAATCCATAATTTTAAATGCTTGCACAATCGTACTTGGCCCGGTTGCATCTTTACCTGCTTGGCATAATTCAATAAGCTTTACTGCGTTTCTTAGTTTAGGATTACGTTTAATATCTTCACTAACTTTCAACCCAGATACAGCAGGGGCCGCGCCACCACCGGTACCTTTACTTGAAATATTCAAGCTATGACTTGTTCCTGGATTAGTAATAGTAGCATAACTATCAGCAATATTGTTGTTAGCCGCACTTGGGAAGTTTAATACTAACGCACCCATATCACCACCTAGCCATTCTTGGAACTGACGTTTTCTTGGGAAGCGACTACGGTCATATAATAATGCTAATACGCCTAAGTATTCACCAGCATAGTCAACGATAGCTTTACGTTCTTTTTCTTTTTCTTTTGTTGTATATTCCTCTGGCATTTGAACATACTCACCGGATACAATGTATGTAGCAAGCTGTTGAACTACTTGTCCGTAATCTGTACTAGCTAGTACTTGGTTGTTTTCAATAGTTGAGTATAAGTCCGATGCTGGGATGTTTTTATCCGTGATTTTAATTAATGACGGCTTTAGTAAAACTGACTCTTTAGTGCTACCACCAAATTCTTCATTCTTAGCTAGTTGGGCCATTGGGATTTCTCTACCATCTTTAGTTATGATAGTAATCTTCTCCCCCTTAAATTTACCGTCATCTTTAAGTTGGGTCAATCGATTTATTTCACTAGCTTTGATGAAGATATCCTCACCGGTATAATTGTCAACGAATGGTTTGTTAGTTTTTATTTTATTGATTAACAAATTCCATCTTCCTGGTTCTTTGTTAATTTGTGTAGGAGTTAAGCCGTTAGCAAATAATGTAGAAGGAGCATTGGGGTCCTTCTTTGCGGCTTCTGCCATAGCCAAGTTTTCAAGTAATGTTAATAAATCACGCATAATGTGTATTTATGCAATATTAACACTTAAATAAATTTTGGTGCTTAAACCATCGTTTGCGACCGTGTGCGCTTTTTAATGAAATGCCGTGTGCTTTTAGTTTATCTCTGAACACAAAGAAACTAGGACCGTGACTCATAATAGGCTCTTTTCCAATTTTACGGCGTTCAATACCCTGTACATCCCATTGATACTGATGACACATTTCATGTGCTAGTGTAGTAATTAACCATTGTTTGCAGTACCACTTGTCCATCAATCTAATTTTACACGAACTTTTATAGAGTGTAGGCTCATCATAAGAACCATAACACATTCCCCAATATTTTCTACAACGGGGCATAACTTCAATCTCAGGCATTAACAATTTGTTATTGAAAATTAACCTATTTAACATCTTATATAGTACTATTACCTCATCACGGTCAGTCCTATAACAAAGACGTTTTTGGTATGTGATTGGTGGCAATTCTTCGCACATGAGGTCGATGATAGAAGTTTTTCTGTACATAATGTATTTATGATACTATATTACCCATAATAATACTCATATTACGGAAAAAATATACGGGTTAGTGTTCCGAGTAAATATATGTTTAGGAGATAGAAATGATAGACTTTATCAAGCGTTTATTTGGCTTTTCAGCTAAACCAGTCGAGGCAGAACCGGCCAACGTAACTGCACCGTACAAAGTACCAGAACCGGCAGCTACTACACCAATTCCGTTGGTTGTAGAAGCAGTTGCACCTGTAAAAGCTAAAGCCCCGGCTAAACCAAAAGCTCCGGCAGCACCAAAAGCTAAGGCACCTGCTAAGCCAAAAGCCCCAAGAGCACCAAAAGCTAAGCCTACAACGCAATCTTAATGAATATAGGATTTGATGTTATTAGCGACCTTAATCTGGACGCTGAAGATAGCTTTGATTGGGAAAATAAGGCAACAAGCCTATATCTAATCATAGCAGGAAATATAAGCAATGATTTGCGAGTAATACATCAAACCCTGCTTCATTTATCAAAATTTTATCGTGGTATTTTTTACACGCCGGGTTCTTTAGAACACGATAATATGCATCTTGTAAAGAACAGGTACCTTGAAATATCTGAAATATGCAAATCACTACCTAACGTAGCACTACTTTATAGGCACGTTGTTGTATTAGATGGCATTGCTATACTAGGTGCAAATGGTTGGTATGGTAGTAAAGTGGATACTACTACTGCATTAGAAAAACTTCATTTACACGCACAACACGTAGAAGATGTTTCATACATAGGTTCAAGTTTAGAAAAACTTCAACTACATTTAGATGTTAAAAAAATAATAATAGTCACAAATTGTGCACCAGGTCCAGAATTATTTTTTGGGGAAGAACCAGAAGAAATTGCTGACCAGATCCCACTAATACAAACTTTAGGCCACGACTCTGAACATAAAGTATCTACTTGGATTTATGGTAGCTATGATAAAAATGTTGATACAACAATAGATAATATTAATTATATCAACAATTCATATTTTAAAAAAATACCTTATTGGTCTAAACGAATTGAAATAGAAGTTTAAACTTCTGCTTCAACTTTAATCTGTAGTGGAAATCCTTGACTACGTGCATCAAGGGTCACTTCAATGCCTTTTTGTTCAGCAATTTCATAAGGCAATACAGCAACTACCGCACTACCCTGATCGTGAATACTCACTGTTAGTGATGATGCAGTATCCTGGTTGTAATTGAAATATTCAATCAAACTGTTAACTACAAAATTCATACTGGTTACTTCATCGTTGAGATAAATGATTTTATACAACGGTGGTTCAGCCAAATTGATGTTGGGTTTGATTTTAGGTTTAGTTTCTGTTTTAGCCATTTTTTATACTTTATAAAATAGTGTGCGACATTGCCGCACACTGTTAACGAACATCTATTATATTATTTAGTGTAAGTAATAGCAATAGACTTGGGCTTTTGTTCTTCAGGAACTTCACGTTTTAAGTGAATACTTAAGATACCCAATTCTAAATGTGCGTTCTCAATTTCTACGTGATCCGCAAGACGGAACTCACGACGGAAATTACGTTCACTAATACCTTTGTGTAGATATGTGGGTTCTGTATCAGTTTCAATACTATTCAACGCATGATTACCTTCAATAATTAAAAAGTTTTTTTCTTTAGTTACTGATAGATTATCAGGACCGAATCCTGCAACAGCGAGACTAATCATATATTCATCTTCATTAATCTGAACGATGTTATATGGGGGATAGTTTGTTTGTTGCGATTGATTGCGAGTTAGTTCGTCAAACATACGGTCAAAACCGACTGAGAACTTATGAATAGATGGAATATCTATGGAACGAAGGGTTAATTGATTTGTCATTTTTTTCTCCTATAAGCAAGATGACATATTTCAGACCCGACCATCGGCATCTGAATACATATTTATTATAATAAAAATATGCAAAAAATTCTACTATTTTGGAACTTAAAATTCTTTCTTCGGGAGACTCTGGTCTCTCAAATACTTTTGCCATCTACGTTTAGCCTGACTCTTTGCTAGTTTGCGTTTGATAGTGGGTTTTACATATTCTTGACGGTCACGTACCTCTTGTAAGGTACCATAGTCTGCGATAACTTTTTTAAATTTTCGCAATGCTTTGTCTACGTTTCCATCCTGAACTAAAACCTTTCTACCTCTCATACTATAACTTTTGGCTCCAAAATTTGTTTTCTATCTATATTTATGTTTAATACCTGATTATCCCGATACTTTTTAGTGTAGAACATATGCGGCATCAATACACGTTCAATCTCAGTATGCAATCCACGTGCTCCTGTCTTAAGTGACATTGTATTTTCTGCTAATTGGTCTAGTGCATCTTCTGTAAAATTTAAATCAATGTCATCTAAACTAAGCAAATATTTGTATTGGTCAATATAGTTGTTTTTAATACCGGTCAATACTTTAATTAGTTCCTCTTTTGTCAAATCTTCAACATTTACTGTAGTAGTAAAACGTCCAATAAATTCAGGAATCATACCAAACTTAACCAAATCATCAGGACTAACATTACTCAAATCCCCGTCTTTGCGATGGTCTTTAATCTGAGCACCAAACCCAATACTAGTACCATTCTCTCTACTGTTAATAATATCTTTTAATCCAACAAAGGCCCCGCCCGCAATGAATAAGATATTTTTTGTATTGATTTCTATCATATCACCGCCTGGATGCTTACGACCACCACCAGATGGAATGCGACATACTGTTCCTTCAACCATTTTCAATAATGCTTGTTGAACACCCTCGCCTGACACATCACGTGTAATATTGGCACTTTCACCCTTACGTGCAATCTTATCAATTTCGTCAATGAATACGATACCACGCTCGGCCAATTTAACATCACCGCCGGCGGCATTCAATAGCATACTAATCATTGATTCAACATCATCACCCACATAACCTGCTTCTGTGATACTTGTAGCATCTGCAACAATAAAGGGAACTTCTAAGTATTTTGCTACTGTTTTAGCTAATAATGTTTTACCTGAACCAGTTGGGCCTACTAGTAATACGTTACCCTTAGATATTTCTAAATCTTTTGGTGGACGATTAATACGTTTATAATGATTAGCAATAGCAACACTCAATACTTTTTTGGCATTATGTTGTCCAATAACATGCTGGTCTAGAAAGTCTTTAATGGATTCAGGATCATATGATACCATATTTTCCGATACAAAATCACTTTTACTTTCCTCATCAACCATTAATGTGTTGCATAATTCTACACAAGTACTACAAATAGCTACCTCTTCACTTATAATTAATTTTTTTACGTTATCTTTATGATTACCGCAAAAAGAGCAATGGCTTAGTTTATTTTCTGTTGACATATTAATACTTATCTATGTTTTTTCTTTGAATGATTTTTATGGACATTTGTCATCAGTGACTATGGTCAACTCAATATTTTGAATTTGCTTTATTGCATCTTGCATATTGGTTAAACTTAGTTCTATTTTATTTTTCTCTGTTTGATTACCATACAATGCTAGTGTAGGCCCTACATTATAAAACGCGGACTTCTTTCCTGCAATCGAATCGGGTACATAGCATTGACGAAATACTGTTTTGTTTTCAAAGTTATTGATGGTCAATAGTATATTAGGTTTTCTCTGTTGTAATGTAGTTCTAATATTAGATACGGTAATCATATCATTAAACTTATAATGATTCTTTGTACCTATGACCCAATCTTTAGGATCCTTTGCCATAACAACAACATTACCCGGACTATGTTGAAGTAATCCATTACTACCATCTTGTAATATCTTTAATGCCTCATTAAATGATTCAATAAAGTTATAATTCCATTTTACTTCTAATGGAATTTCGATGATACCATTACGATATGCATCAACTTTAAATTGGTGCACACCCTGTGTTATAGTGTATGCCTTTGCAGGATAATCATTTAACACTTGCATTAATAACTTATCACCATTACTTTTACCATATAGATAAGTTTGATATTGATTACCGTGTTTATCAGCTTCAAAGTTTTTAACTTCTTTACCTAAACCTAGTATTCTATCAGATAATTTGCTACTAGATACTTGAACATCAACAATAACCTGAACCTGATTCCCCGATTTAAATGTATTAATGATTTTGTAGTCAGTTACATAACCGGCACTATAAACTAAAATTTCATCTTTAACTAGTTTATAGTTGATAGATTCACGTTCTGTGGTTACGACTGAACCAGCAACAACCTCAATCGCTGTTCTAAAAGCATTTAGTTTAGCTTCTTCAAACGTAGCACCCTGACCACTAATCTGTAGTGCATTTGCAAAGGGAGCTACCAGACACAACAAGCCTGATAATAGTTTTTTCATTATTGACCAAAGCGTTTACGCATATACATTGCGGCACGTTCAGTATCATGGTCCCAGCGAATAACTGCTTTAACAGTTTGTCTATCTACTATTTCGGCATCTTTGAGTAATGCACCACGTAGTTTACCTTCAGCATTATTGCGAATGCTTTCACTTAGTGTACGAACAACCTCGTTGTTGTTTTCACGTATAGCAAAGTTTGTATCCTTGCTTGCATCTTGGTCGCTCATTTCAACTGCTTCGTCTGATTTGATACGATTCTTAATTCGGTCTTGTGCTTTCTCTACGTTCTTTGTAACAGTATTAGCAAAGTTATTAGAGCCGACACCCTCGTTCATAAAACGAATCAATCGTGCCTTAGCATCCATCTCAGCGGCAATGAATGCACGTTCACGTAATGCTTCACTATTGCCAAAACTATTTGCGTAACCAGTTACTTCAATGGCTCGAATCTCACCCTTGACACACAATGCATCACTTACACCGAATAATCCTGTACCCCATGCACAAGACCATTCAATCTTAATTCCCTGTCGTTTAAAACTAGAGGTTAGTTTTTGTGTATTGATTGCAGTGATAGGTGCAGACTCTACACTTGCATTTTTTGTTGTTGAGCAACCTGTTAGCACTAATACTAGTGAGATTGCTAAAAGCTTGAGTTTCATATATACTCCGGTTTTGTTAAAGATGTGTTTATTATACACTACTTTTAACTAAACGTCAACTGTTTTGGTTATTCTTTTGAATTTTAATGTAATCTTCAATTTGGGCACGTTCATTTTCTGATAGTAATTCAGGATCGTATTCGCCCTTACCCAACATCTCAATCAAATACTCAATGTATTTTGAGTTATACAAGTATGTATTGCTAGAAGTTTTGGCAATTTCAATCCAATTTTTACCATCATATTTGTAAACCTTGTTTGGTAATACATCTACACGTGTAAATACATCTCCTTTATCTGCGGACTCAGGAAACTTAGGACCAAAACCACTGTTAACCAATTTACCCGAATCAACTGATAACTTTAAGAATTCGGGATGCATACTGAATAATGCATCCCGTTGCATATGCTTACCATCAAACGCTACATACCCGCCTGGTAATTCTTTAAAAGGTAAATCTTGTTTAACTATCATACTATGGTCTTCATCTGCTGTAGGTTCATCTACTGTTGCTTCAGCTTTGGGAGCGACCATTGGTTTAACATCAAAATTAACAAATGGTTTAGTTAAATATGGATGTTGTTCTAATATAGATTTGGGTTCTTCAAAAGGACCATCATTAATATCACAATTTTTATTTGCACAGAACAATCCTATACCGGGTGCATTTTCTAATGTTGCACCACACTTGTGACAATTTATTGTAGGGTCATTACCTTTTGGTTCTAAGTTTTTAAAGGCTTCATCTTCTTCTGCTGTAACCTCAATATCATTAACACTTTGTTTTATTTGTTCAATCTGCTCATCTGTCAATGGTCCGTCATCTGGTTCATAATCTGGTTCTGTGACAGCGGGAGTCGATGGTGTTTCATTCCCTAGAGGGCTGTCACCCTCCTCATCTTTTTTATCCCATTCTTTACTTGCATTGGCAGCTAACACTAATGCAATAGCTAATGGATCAAAAACAATAACAAGTAAAATAATAACCCAACGTACTGATGCTTCCAGCATATTGGTATCAGCATTGTCACCATATATTAATGCGGCAATATATTTTATCGGACCGACTTCTGCCTCAACCTTGCGTACCTCGGCAGCAATAGGGGCTCGTTCTTCATTAAGTTTTGTAATTTTTTTCTGTTCGGCTTCAATCTCAGCAAGTAGACGCCCACGTTCTTTTTGTTGCGCCCTACGGACAGCCACGGCCTTATCTGCACCCGTTTCTGTTGTACTTCGACCCATAATTTGGTCCACTGCCTCATCCATTTGTTTGAGAGCTTTGCGATTAACATCTATGTTTTCCTTTGAAGTTTTAATCTTCTCATCGTATAATGCAATCTTATCTTGCACCTCACCTGAGGTAATACCTTGTTCCATGTGTGCTTTACTTAAGAAGCCAAAGATACCCATGCTTGTTAATAGTGCAAGTGCAATAACAGCGGGTACAAGATAGAGTTTAAGTAAAAATCCACAACGACTCCAATATTTACGTAACCATACTGTGGTGGTAATCTTACCTATTTCTAGTATACCTCCCATAATGATAACAGGAATAACCGCACCTGCAAAGATGGCGGTCAATCCAATGATACTATACCAGGCAGCTACCGAACTAAGCGATAGTGCCACTAATAGTGTAAGATTTGAGAATGATAGAAATTTTAAACGCATCTAATATTTAGTCTTTAAATAGGTAGCCATAAGTGTTGATAAATTCTTCGACGCCCATTACGTATCTGACGGGTATACCTGGACCTGTCTTAGTCATATAAGTAATCCAGTATATACCCTCATCACGTAATTTAATTTGTGTGACAGTGATTGTAGCACCATCCTCAAATACAAATGACTTACCTATTAACTTTTGTAAGTCAGGTGGCATCATTTCGTATTGTGATACACATCAAACTGTGACCACTGACCTCTCCAGTTGTCGTGTTCACTATCCATACCCTCGTCATCAAGTTCAACACCATCATATACTAATCGTGTGACTACGCTTGTGCCTTGAATATCCCAGTTGAATACTTTAAGTTTCTTAGGTTCAAATACACCTTCGATACTTGTTTGAATACACGAACCCTTGCCACCTTGTGTCCACATCAACCAGTAACCCTTGCCTAGATGTTCTGGATATAGTTCTTCTAATTCTTCAGCACAATCATAACGACTATCTTCTTCTCCGTGTGCTTCACTAAAGAATGATTCTAAGTCACCGTCATAGATAGTCTCACCTTCACTATTCTCAATAGTCATGTGAGTATCATCTTGGTCAAAGCCCCAGAACGAATGTTTGCCTTGATACTCATAGTAAGGACTATCAAATCGTGCCGCTTTAGGAGTCTCATTCTCATCATAGTCATAGTTCTCATTAAGTGCATCACTCAAATCATCTTCGTGTTCTTCACTACTCCAATGTTCGTATTGTGCCTTCTTAATCTTATGTACGCCAATCTCACGTGTGCGACCCCACACACGAATTGTGTATGTATCTTCAGGATAACTTTCCTTCAATGAGTCATCATCCTCTACGTTGAAGGCTTCGTCAAGGTCCTCAAACTCACGCTCAAGTTCTTCTAAGTCTCTTTCCAAATCAGCTTCGTCACCTGTTTCTTTTTCCTTAGCCCAACGTGCAGAACGTTCTGCACTTTCTTTTTCTGCTATCACACCAGCTTCTGTTAGTTCAGTGTCACTTTCACAGTAAGGGCAAACTTTTCTAGGATCATCAATTTCAATACCGTCTTTATCTTCCCAAGACCATTCAGCATCATAACTCTGTCCAGTCCACTTGCACTTAGTGCATTTGTGAGTATGCGGTGCTGGCTCAGGCTCAACAACCCAACTAGACTCATCACCTAGTTCATATGTAACATCGTAACCACCTTTGCGGTCAGTCCAGCAATCATCGTATTGAAACTCCCATTCAATTTCTACATCATTCTCATGGGCATCGTTAATAACATCTTCATAATCAACTTCACCGGACTCAATGTCAGCAAGTTTTTGTACAATCTCATCCTCATCTAATTCAGGATAAATTTCACTTAATAATGCTTCATCAATTTCAATAGCATATTGTCTATCATGTTGATGCCATTCGTGTTTAACTATTGTTACCATTTTGCGCCTCCTTAGCGTTTTTATAAATTTTTGCCGCTATATCATATAGAGGCTTAATAATAAAGATGCCCCAGATTACTCCGGTGACAAACATTGCAAATTCATTTAGTGTCATTGTATCACTTATCGTCACGGAAACGAACGAATCTGGGGAAACGCAAACTATATGTTCCGTCTTGGTTCTGTGTAATCACATCACATAAGACTTCAGCAGTACGACCTATGACCAGATTACGGTTAGTCCAATAGTCATCTCTATCAGTATCACTAAAACCACTACCCACATTGACTGTAATTTCTTTCCCGTCGTCAATTCCATGACAAACCAGTGCTCCAAGTCTTCCCAAATTTCTACCAGTTCCTTCTTCAACACCTACGACTTCCAAGTCTACGGTTAATGTTGGTTTCCATTTCATCCAATCAGTACTACGTTTGCAGATATATGGAGCTTCTAATTCTTTAATCATAATGCCTTCAAACCCTGCATTGACATTATCCTTAGCATAACGTTCAAGTTGATCCTTACCTGCGGCTGTATCTAAGTCAACCATGATGTGTGGTAGTAGTTCAACGTTAGGCATTATATCAATCACGTGCCGAATATGTTCAAGTATAGCAATACGTTTGCGTAGTTGAGCATTCCAATGTCCTTCACGGAAATCACTTAATGGAATAATATCAAAGATATTGAATACACTATCATCCGCTTGTACATCAGTTTTGCGGCGAGCCTGTCGCATTAGTTCTTGGAATGTATTACCAATCACTTCTCCATCTAATACAAACCCGTTAACCAATGCGTTCTGATGACCTCTGGCAATCTTAATCCAGTTCTCACGAACCTGTTCTTCAATGTGACCAAAGTTGTCAAACACCTTACCGTTACGGCTATAACAAACAGTAGATACATCACCAAAATCACTTGGGATAACAAACATCAATACACGAACACCATCAAGCTTAGGCTCTAAACGTTTAGTGCCTTTCATCTCAGGACGACCTTCGCTATTAGTAGCAAGTTGACAACCGAATACAGGAATCTCATACTCTGTTTTCTTACAGATTTTATTGATTGTCTTTTCGCTAACACCTGCACGTAAATCTCTACGAATAACAGGAGCACAGAATGTATTCCATTCACTGCTATCAAATCGTTCACTCATTTCATTGATAGCATCAAGTGCGGCATTGCCTGTCAATTGGCGATGCCCTAACTGATTAAGTAATGAAATAAACTCATCCCAGGGATTTTCTGCATCAACAATACCAACTGTATCTGGTACTTTACGCACACCGAATGTAACATAAGGATTGTATGTAAGTTTAGCCAAAAACAAGAAATTGTTAGCATTTGAGCTACCAAGGACACTTGCCTCTAATGCTTGTTTGATAACATCTTCCTTATGCAGGCGACTATCTGATTCATTTAATTTATTAATCCAACTTGCACTCATTTTTCAACTCCTTAAGGCATGCATCCATTGGGATGTTCTAATTCCTTAAGGGAATCATTAATGGAAGAATCGGCATTGCTTGTGTACCTAGCTATCTGCCTATTCATATCCATACCAGTAAACTTGGTATGTGGTTGCCGGGCCCAATGATAAACATCGGCCAGTAAGTCTTGTGCCTGCAAGAGTTTCTCTCTTACTTCTAAATTTGTCATATATTATCCTGAGAATGGCCACGCTGTTGTTGCTACAAAAGGTGGTCTGGGTTTAAGTTCTAATGTTTCAATACTCTCATTATACACGTCCTCATCAATTTTGTCAACTACAAACGGACCCAAAATAGTAATAGTATCTTCTTCTACTTCCCAATTATGGTCACCGTCATATAGCCAACCTGCACCACCGTCTTCCCAAAGTTGTTCAATTTCTTCTTTTTCTTCTTCGGTAAAACTATCGTCAAACTCAAAGTCTACCGCACAAAGGTCCTCAAGTTCACAACCCCAACCAATCGTAGGATCAACACAATGATACCGATCATCACTATATGGCAACTCGGACTCATCTTCTACAAACCCTTGACCCCAACGATACAGTTCGGTTACACTCCAACTGCGGATATTACCCTGTTCATCCTTACTATAAACATCATAATATGCCTCAACTGATTTTTTATCTGCAGGTTTAATTCTATATAGTATTTTCATTATATTCTCCTTGTAAAAGCATATCAATAGTTTCTGTCAACCAATCTACATTCAATCCATGTGATGTGTAACCTTCAATCAAACATTTTTCATAACTTAAACCGGGCGGCTCTTGTTTACCTTTTTTGTTCATAATATAAGCCATAGCAACAGTGTTATCATCCAATACTACATTAATTTTATTGTAGTAATATGGGTATCCTTCTAATCTATCTAATGCTTGTTCGCATTCAGGTGTGATTTCCCATAACACACCTTCCATACAACTACCGGGAACTAAGTCAATATCTGCATGGATGCGGAACCTTAACTCAAAGTTCTCTAACACACATTTGCCGAGACTGACCGCGTTTGGACAACGATTGGTCATCTCGGTAATGTTTGTATTCATACCATACGCAAAATAATATTTGTTCATTACCAACTACTGTTATAAAAAACTTTCAATCCTAAGAACACTTCTGCCTTAGCGTTGTTCACAAACTCAAGGTCTTGTTCATAGTAATGACCGTCAGCGGGATTGCCAAAGAAGAAACCTTGTGTATCTGGAAGTTGATTATGACGAATAGCACGTTCAAGTTCATCCAAATCATCCCAAGTTAGTTCTAACTCAATGCCATTGAATGTAGCATCACTATTGCCTGTACCCGGCATACCCTTGCTTCGCCAAAGTTGTTCCATCCAACCATGCAAATTCGGGTGTTTTCTTCGGTATCCTATTTCAAATGGCTTGGTAACTGTCTTACTCACAAACTCACTGGTTGTTGCATCAAACTCAGCGGTATCGTAGAACTCACTATATTGCCCTGCCCTTGATGCCACATACATATATTGATCTAATCCCATTTATTTCACCTGTTCCTGTGTTACTTCTTTAACCTTGTCTACACCTTTGTCAGCCATCTTAGCGATACCGCTAAAACCTACTGTGGAAACAACAATACCAAGAATAAAACCTACTAGTAAATTAGTCATTACTCATCTCCTCAATACCAAAATGTATTAACAAATCTCTACCTAACAACGGACCATGCTCCCATACACTACAAGCATAACGATTGCATTCTTTAATAAGCAACTCCGCAAACTTCTTTGCAAAATCTTTACTATATGGAATAGTCACGGGATACCCGTCAGGACTTTGATGTGAAGCCTGTTCGGCAAATTCTTTAATCAGAACGTTCATACAATAACCTTTACACGATTAAGTTGGGTAGTGTTATCTCTATGACCTTTAACAGTACCATAAATGTCATACATCTTGCCTACATCCAATTCTTTTTTGTAAGCAAAGAAAACAACTTGGTCATCACTATTGATACCAGTAATAAAATTCACATTGTAAGTATGTGAGAATACCGATCTTAATACTTCAATACTTGTTGAAACTTTGTTGCCAACAGCACCAATCAAACCACCAGTAGAAAAGTTAACACGCTGGTCAACTGATTGACGTTTTACTCCACGCTCATAGCAACTTGGCAAACTTGCAATCACTGCCAAATCATATGTACCAGTAATAACTTCCCGATTGGCAATCAACATAGCATTGTTATCAAACTCACTTAGTAATTTACCTTGTAGGATTTTGAAAGTAAATGCTTGATAGAAAGCACGAACCTTTTTACCTTCTTCCCTAGACTCGTCGGTAATCGATGTAGCATCAACCAATAAACTTTCAATAATCTGACGATTGGACAGTTTGTTTTGACTTTTGTCGGACTCGGTCAATACACTCAGTTTAACATACGCACCATTCGTGCGTTGTGCCTGACAAGCCGCGGCCCACACATCATCGGCATTAAGATTCAACACAACCTTTTTAGTGTTAGTCCTTGCACGATATGTAGTGGTATCATCCTCGTGACCCATACGTTGGACCTGACGATTTGACATTTTTGATACATCAACAAAACCTGACATATTAATCTCCTTAAACTTCTGTACCGTACTCGTAAAACTTAACTGATGGATCCAACTGTTTCAACTCAAAAGCTGCCTTAGTCAATGCCTTGTACCGAGCATGAACCTGACTACGGGGCAGCTCACCATCGCAAGTCAAATTCTCTGGACTCAAATCACTGTCGATTGAATCGGCAATTTTCTGACGGTCACTTGCAATTTGCAGGCTAAGTTCTTTGTTACCAAAGATTTTAGCAAAAGAGTTTTTACGATCCAAATACTGTGTAAGTGCTGACATTTTGTTTCCTTTATTTAACTGTCTAAGATTCTATTATATACCCAAATCCATTTATTGTCAAATTTTTACATTGACCAATAAGTCTCTGTTGCAGGATTACAACAGTGTGGGGTATCGGCATCAATTTCAATTTCCTTGCCGGACATTAGATTTTTGACTGTTTTCTTGGGGAAAACAAAGTTGGGGTTCAGAACCTTGAAAGCTTCCAAAGTCTTAGCCGGTTGTGCTAAGGGATTTTGTGCAATAAACTGTAGTGTTTCCATTACACCTAGACCCAAGAATTGTGCTTCTTTTTGGATCTGTTTCAATGCTGTTTCTACTTTCATTTTATGTCCTTTAGTTGACTGTCTAAGATTCTATTATATACCCAAATCCATTTATTGTCAAATTTTACACATATGGAAAAGCCCCAGAATTTGGGGCGAATGATGTTAGGCTTCTAATCTAGATTTCATCACACCTAGCATTGCAACTTGACGGTCAATATCTAGTTTTAATACAATAGCTTTTTTTTCTAATTCTGCAAATTCTAGTTGCATAGTAATTACAGATTTTTCTATCGCCTTTGCCATTACAGTTAAATCTGCTTGGCTCATAGTTAGTGTTAGCGAATCACTTGTTGTTTCTGACATGTTGGTTCCTTTAAAGTTTATATACTAGTAATTATCTTAGGAATAGGTGACCTATAAATTATTCTATTAGTAAGTTTTTTGGAACTTCATTGTACCAATTTTTTACTTCTTCATTGGCAATTTGTTTAAGTTCATCATTGGTATATTTTGTACCTAAATTATTTTGATCCACCCATTTATTATAAACATCAACACATTCATCAAAGTTTTTAATTACTTTTTTCTTTTCTGCCATAGTTTGCAATTTAATAGGTATGCCACTTACTAATGCACCTTGTTTAACTAATTGTTCTATACCTTTATATGCAGAAACATATTTTTGACTATGTTCCATTAGGTAGTTTTGATCCACTAAACTTAAATTACTTTTGAGCTTATCTAACACTAATGCGGTACTATCACTAGAAGTAACATCATATTCTAGTAATTTGGGATCCATTGAACCAACATCACTAATTAATTTATGGCACTTATTCCAATCACGCCATTCAATGTTGAATATATCATTCCATGACTTCTTTTCTTTATTTGGGAAGATATCTAAATTTAATATGTATTTTTCAATATCCTTTAAGTCTTTCTCATAGTCAAAATAACTTGCCACTCTAAAATGAGTATCAGACCACTTAAAGTATTCTTTGTAACTGTATAAATAATTGGTTAATGTTGTCTCATTAATGGTTATACCATTTTTATATATGTTATAAAAAGTATCTATTTTTTCCGCATGAGTATACACATTCAATTTCTTACTTGCAGTAACTATTCCCCAACTGATAGCATGTTCAAATAAATTATTCCTACGTGCTGATATTATATAAAAATTATCATTAAGGTAATTATAAAATTGAGTTCTATCCTCAGTACTATCATTTCTGACATTTAAATGGTATAATGCAAGCCTAGCTGTTTTATAGTGGTCAACTTTTGATAAGTTGTTTACTACTTCTTCCAGTGATTGATAGTAACCCCATTCTTTACCGTTTCTAGGTTTACCTAATATCTCTCTATTATAAACATCACTGTAATATGATTCTATACCATTAGTAAGTTCATGCAAATTAATAACTGGTTTGTCATATTCATGTGCATTCATGTAAACAGTTATGAGGCGTTGTAGTAGGGTGCTACCTACACGATCGGGGGTTAGTATTAATACATTCATGTAGATATTTATAGCCGTAAAGGAAGGCTCTAAAAAGAGCCCTTCGTTAAGAATTACTTCTTAGATTGTGTTTGACCTTGATTTACAAAGCCATACATCTTCTCAGCAACTTCAAGGATTTTGTCGAGGCCGGGAAACTCGGGCATGTTAACTGTGCTAACAAGTTGTCCTGTCTTCTCATCACGTTTAGCACTTAGTTCCCAACCTTGGAACTTCATTTGATATTCGTGTTGAACAGCATCTTTAGCCATAGCCAAAATATCTGTGCGTAGTTCATAGCCGTTTTTGTTAAATTTAACTTCAGGTAGTTTTGGTGTGTAGTCTGTCATTTTATTTCCTTAAAAAGTGTATGTACATTAATTGTAGTTTGTTTTGACTGGAATGTCAACCGGTTTTGGTAATGTACCATGATTGACCCACTCCCAATCTTCATCAGTCATAGGTTGCCATTGATTCATATCCAACCTCTAAATTCATCGTCAATGATTGGATGTACTTCCCAACCATCCTTAGCCCAGTTGAATAGCATAATTAGGTCGTTAAGTAATCTCATTTTAGTTTACTCGCTTTGTAGTCTTTGATAGACTGAATTGCCTCTAAGAGACTATTGAATAGTTGTTTAAGTGTGTTCATAGAAATCTCCAATCTGATTGTTTGCGATGGAACTCGTAGGTCAATCGCTCAATGTCGCCTATATCTTGTGGATTTCGGCCGATGATATATTTTTCTAACTGTGATCCATAGGTATCTGTAGAGAAACCTAGGAACGCTATTAACATTCCTAAAAGTTTCATGATTACTTAGCCTTCTTTTGATTAAAAGCAGGAACCATTGCTTTGAACTGGTCACCCATTTCTGTATAGAAATCTTTGCTTGTGAAAATCATACCCAAAGCCATCATAGATTGCATTCCTGCATCTGCGGCTGATTTAGTGTATTTTGATTGTGCATCAATGAATGTGTTTATTGCTGTTTTGATGCCTTCGTGTTGAACTGTTTGTTCTACGAATTTCTTTTTAAAGTCTGAAACGCCGTCAATAAAGGCGTAAGTTGCTGTGTTAAACATTTTATATCTCCTATGTGTGTGTTTAAGTGTTGAGTTTTTATGAAGAACTCTAACTTCATATATATTTATGCGTTGTTTATCCGCAATATAATTATATACTTAACAGACCCGAGTTGACAATGTTATTGGTCAGCAAGTCTGATGTTTTAATATCATAGTGGTGCCCATCTCTAGCACGGTCAATTTGATGAAATAAAACTATATTTATATTCATTTTGATAATTGCTTCATCAATATCTCCATTTGGGAAGCATCCGGGAATGAATGTGTGAATAATATTTGTGTTTTCTTTTATAGACTCAACTGAATTTATACAATCAATTATATGTTGCGTATCCTGTTCACTGGTAGTATTAATAGCATAAATTCTACGATTTTCATCTGTTAATTTAATGTCGGTAGATTCTCTACGATGAATATACGACCATTGGATAATTATGTTTTTTGGTTTAATACTTAACAAATCAATAATTTTACGTGTAATCCAAGAATTACTAGCACCATCCATGCTTACGTTTATCGTGTTGATTTTTAACTTGTTAGATAATACTTGATGCCAAGTATGATGATACGGAACACCCAATCCGGCTGTAAAACTATCACCTACACACCAACATATGTCAGTTAAGTTAGAGGGCCATTCAGGCCCTCTAAAACCTCTAGAATTATACTGATACTCTACTTTATGTGGATACTTTAAAAAATGCTCTTTATCCCAACATTCCTCTAATGTATCTAACCCGGAATATTCTCTATGTTTATTTGAAAAGCCTCTGAGATATAAATTGGGTAAAATCATAACGTATATTTATTACCATATTCCTGTAGGGCTTTAATTCTTGCAGATTCAAGTTTTTTCAATATACGTTCGGGTAATTCTGTATCATCATCCCAAAGATTATTTGTGACTAGTCTAGGACGACTATAACTACGATGAAAGTCTAAATCAACTATATCATAGTTATCGTCATCATTTAGTTCACTTGCCAGCTGGCTTGGTGTCTGCCTTAGGAGCAGTTGTTGCTGTAGTCTTTTCTGTCTTGGCAGGTGCACTTTTAGTATCTGCTTTGGGAGCATCCTTTTTCTTAGCTAGTTTCATTTCTTCTTTTGGTGCTTCTACTTTAGCGGGTGCTGTAACAGCTGGCGCCGTTTTGGCAATACCTTCGGGTTGTTTGGCAGCTTGTGCGAAGGCAGAACCGATACTGAAAGAGGCGATGATTGCGATTGCTAATGTTTTCATTTTATGTTTCCTTTATGTTAATGAAGTAGATTTATATGTCTACATATATATAACGCGGCAGCTATTGATTCCGTTGACATAAATACATATTATGTTATATATATCTTATCAGGGAATTTACGACGGGCAAAACTATGAAGATGCCAATACTCCAAAACAAATAAACAAAGCACTCGGCAAAGGATTTAGTTGTTTAATATATGTTTGGCGTATTAACAATAAACTATATGTTGGTAACGGGCAACCAGTTATTGAAGTAACCGAAAAATACATTCAAGGTCCGCGCTTTTGGATTAACGCTGTAAATACTGATATGCAAACTTGGATAGCTACCCAATCAAGTACATTGTATCCAAATTATTTTACTTTTGCGGCAAGTACTCCGCCCCCACCGTATGCTACTGCTAGCAATGGTAAATTGATTACTCCGGGCACAGTACCTATCAATATTAATAGTGTTATGTTTTTACCAGAAATAAATGACCGTAGCCTGTATACTATGGTTAAAGTAAAAAGTTACGGTATATGTAGCGGATTCTTAACTCTCATTAAACGTATGCGTAATGAGGGTATTTGGTATTAACCACCCCTGCCGGTACGTCTAACTACACTAGCACCACCGAATCCTTTACTAGGCTTAGGAGCTTTTTGTTCAACTTTTTTACCTGTAATTGCGGGAGTATTTTTCTTTTTAGCTTCGTTGGCTAAATTAATAAATGGATTTGGATTTTTCTTTTCTGTCATTTTCTTACCTTTACTGAATCTAAGTAACTTACTATATCACCATATAACTCAATCATCATAGCAATCTTGCTATCATATAATCTTATGTATGGTTGTTTTTTCTTGCCTTCAATCTTATTTACACCCAAGTAGAAGGGGCATTTGATTTTTTTATTGATTTCCATAACATAGGCGTGTTCACTGGTTCCCTCTCTGAGTTTAAAATTAGATTGATAGTACTCTATTTCTGCCATTCTAAAAATAAAGTCTCCATACTCTGTTAAACGTAAGCCGTCTTGTCTACCACTCATCCATATACGCATCATTAATCCATCCGCAGTGGAATCAACCTGCTGATTGTTAGGTAGTTCGGCCAATACGGCTTCGGTTATAATTAGTTTATGTGACTTACGTTCACTCATCTGGATAAACTTTATTGCCGTTGTTCATAAACACAACACTAAATTTATCAGTTTTAAATTGTGCGTTGAGTTTACGACACAAGTTTCTAGCGTGACCAGGATTGCTGAAGCTAGTTTTTTTATATTTAGGGGTTGCATCAGGATCTTGATAATGCTGACTTTTTAAATTGATAGGTTGGTCATCATAGAAAACTGCCCATATGCCTGCAGCCTCTACAATCTGGTCGCACTTATATGTAACTTTATCTACTATCTCTAGTAAGATAGTGGGCTGTGTTCTACTCATTTACCATTTACCGCCGTTAATTTCTAGTTGAATAACAGTATCATCCTCAGATGAAGTTTTATTATGTAGCTCATAATTATCTGCTAATAACTTTGATATCTCATCACGTAACATTTTAGCTTCTTCAACAGGCAAAACTAAGTTGTTGCCCTTTATAGATGAAACCTTATCAATGAAACGCTTTATAATAATCATATATTATTTATCAATAATTCAGCTTCATCTTTTGTTTTAAACGGACCCTGATACTCATATCGTTGAATAAAGATGTATTTGGGACAAAAAATCACTTTTTCTTCACTACCTTGTTTAAATGTGTACCATCCTGCGGCATGATAACACTTGCTTTTTGGTGTTTTGGTATATAAATGTAATTTTCGTTTAATATCTAGTATCGAATTACATACCTTTGCAGTAGTAGGATACTCACTAAAAGCCACTTCCTTTTTTATACTACTGAATTTACTGAATGTTTGAAACTCAATGTTTGTTATTTTTTCTATAGCCTTAGTATTTTTGTAATGAGTTTTGTTACCATTCAATTTGAGTTCAAAGCCTGAGCCATCTGCTAGTACGTTTCCTACTTTTTCATTGCCGTCCGTCACAATCCAAAATTGGTTCTTTACTACTGGTTTTGCAATTAGTGTTTTATTCATTATATTCCTTTATTATCTAATAATAACATATTTTCATTTTAAGTCAATAGATTTGGTTAACCTATTAAACAATAGATTCTTGTATGCTTCAATATATAAATTTTTGTTAAGGGTGATATCTTGCCATTTTATTTCATTATACTTGGTATTTGAAATGTAATCATCTGTATATCCTAAATTCTTTAACGAAAATCCTATCTGCCCGGGCAAGCCTAGTCTATTACTATTTTGTGCTGTTGTATTAAACTCGTTTGCTAACTCGTTTGCAATCGTATTATCTAAATGTTGATTTTTCCAATTGATTTTAGGACTATTATGATCCGTATTTAGTTCGGTATAACCGTAATCTTTAAAATTTTTACCCAATTCACTATTGAAGGGTACGGATTCATTCTTGTATAAACTTAACCCATGAAATATAAACGTATGTAACGGGATACTATTATCCATTAGTTGATTAAAAGTATGTCGCATGGAATCTATTGGTTCTTCTGGTAATCCTAATATAAAACTTCCGTGCATTGTTACTTGATTACCATATCGTTCACGTATTTGTTTTATAGTATTGATTTGTTTTTCCCTATCAAATCCCTTACCAATTATTAATCCTGTGCGTTTATGAAGTGTCTCAATTCCGAAATAAATCCCACGCAAGCCAATCTCATATAACTTATCAATCAATTCATTGTTCTGTGCTATTAAATCTAACCGTGTATAGGCCCAGAACTTAGGTTGAAAGGTCAATCGTTTGATTGTGTTGTGTAGTATATCCAATTTATATGTACTATCATTGAAAGTATCATCAAGTATATAAAAATTAGATACACCAAACTTGTCATAGCTTGATTGCATTTCTTCATATAAGATATCACTGTGTCTAATAAAATCTAAGTTCTGTTTTCCATTCAATGGATAACTACAAAACTTACATTTAAAAATACATCCACGTGCTATCTCTAATGGTAATACCTTAGCATTTCCAACATCTAAATCTTCCCATTCAAATTTGCTATTGACAAAATTATAGTTATCATTTGTTCTGTTATCAACTATTGTAATACCATATAAATTTTTATAGCTATTAACTAGTGGTGTATTATTTTTTAAATGATTAGCGATAGATAGAATACTGACTTCCCCGTATCCAATCACACTATAATCTATGTTCTTATCATTTAAGTTAGCGTGAGCCTTTGTACCGCCTACTACAATTTTACAGTTATAGTTTCTGGATTTAATATGATTAACAACACAAGTTTCAAAATCAATACCCTGTGGTATAACTCCGGACAATACAGGTTTATATGTTTTTGACCCATCTATGTTAGTAGAGTCAATGATGTTATTAAAGAAGGTTGTACTGAATCCTACAAACAACGTATTAACTGATACTGATTTGTCAATGACTTGTTTAATCTCATCTAAATTAAATGCGTGTAGGTGATCCACGACTAAACATCTATATCCTTGTTGTCGTAGAGTATTAGCAATCTTATATGCACCGATTGCTTTATAGATAGTTACTGTATCGGTTACATCAGTAAAAATTACTGCATCATACATTATTTCTTTTTCTTGGGTTCTTCATCAAAGCTTACTAATCTATTTACACCTTTGTGTTTCGTGAAAAGATGATCGGTATATTTACCATCAATCTTTAGTGGTAAATCTAAATGAATGTGCAACATAGGACCTATTTGGTCACTAATAACAGTATCATTACCAACACTACCAATCCAACGTATCTTACCATACATACCGGTCACTCTAGCCATAAACTCATATTTAGGCTTATAACGATGTTGTTCAAAGTATTCAGCGAGACTTGCCATTTTTTAATTCCATAACAGGTGCAATACTATTATCAAAAATCTGAGCCATTGTGTTGTACAATCCTTTACGCTCTTCCGGTGTCATTCCTGATAACCAAGGAGGACCATTTGAATCTTTATCTAATCCATAATCATGTCGATATGTATAGCACATATCAGTAATGATTTCTTCACGTGATTTCATGGTAACTTTCCTAGCACACTACAGGTATCTTTTAATAGATTATAAAATTCGGGTAATGACTCACTAAACTTTTGATTTCTATGCTCGTCAAGTGTTATTATATACTTGAATGCCTTTTCTAGTAACTTTTGGTTGTCCTCTCCAATCATATAACTTAATACCTGTTGTGAGTGCGGATCAATTAATTTGTTACACAAGTATTCTTTTGTATTTTTGCTCAACATATTGACACTGTAATAATCTGGTCTAAACACCATACCTATAAAAGGTTTGGGAAGTTGTTCATCTCTACACCATTGTAAAAAATCATCAACATAGAATATATTAAATATGCTTAGTGTATGTGAAATACTTAATTGTAAATTAGTATACTCTTTTTCTTTATTTTGGTATGATTTAATATTGTCATATACTTCTGACCAAACACCGGGCCATCTTGTATATTCATACACTTTATGTGTGCCATCAATACTTAATTGCATATCAATTTTTTTAAAATTATTCCATCTAGACCAAAATCTTTCATCAGGCATGATGGTGCAATTTGTAGTATAATGTATGGTTATGTTTTTAGCATTGTGTTCAATCAGATAATCTAAGTATTCTAAGTGAGTTTCAGTACCGGTTACAAATGGTTCGCCACCGGGAACCTCAATCAATATTAGATTATCTGATATACTTTTGATATTTTCAAGGAAGTTTTCTTCTGCATAATATCTATTGTGCGGCCATGATTTAGTTTCAGGAAACACCTCTTTTAATTTTTGTTCTTCTGAAAGCCAACGACTGCTTGCATAACTTCTGCAACTTCTACAAGCAAGATTACATATATTGCCAAAAGGAACACATAATGCTTTTATGTGACTTAGATCAGGAACTGTTTCTTCAAAAACGTATTTCCAATCACGTTGTCTTTTAGATTCAACCTTTACAGATTCATCTTTCCAACATCTACTACATCCGGCTGGTTTCTTACCGTCAATAAAATCTTGTTTAAGTTGTGCTAATTCATCACTTGCTAAATAATCTTCCAGTGTGTTGGCAATAATATTGGAATATTTACAACATGGTCTAAAATCATGTTGCACTCCTATATCAATACCAACCCAGGGATAATAGCAAATGTTGTCGTTCATGAGATATTTAGTTGAAATTTTTTCAGATAATTTTTTGCTATAGAATAATCTGCTACCACTGGTTCATCTAGCATCTTACGATATTCTATAATGATTTCCATAGCATAGGCTTTGTCTTCATCTTCTAATGAGTACCACCACTCATGCAATTCTTCCGGTGTTTTGTTTAAAATATATTGTAAGTTGTTGTAATCTCTGTTCATTTCATTCTCCTAGTTGTTCCCAAACAAATTCTGATTCTTTCATGTAGGCTATAGGCTTTAACCAACCATTTTTTATAGCTTCTATAATCATCGATTTATATTGTCTTGGACAATCATTACTTATTTCAAGTCCAGCACGTGGTGCCATAACAATACCATTATCAATCATAAAGTCAGGATCATCTTTACGAATTGTTTTAATGATTTTGTCAGGTGTTGTGTATGTCATTTTTCTTGGTCAGCCAGTGTTGTAAAAAAGTTTTTAACTTTTGTTTCAGTATCCCAAGATACAACATAATCGTTGTCCTTATCACATAATGACAATGCCTCATCATACGTAACTACACGATGACTGACAATCTGTTCACCAAGATATTCTTGGCTGAATTCTTTTGCCGCTTGCATTGTTACTGTATCTAACGCCCACAATGTTTTATCATTGCCATAGTCATCAGTACCTAGGGGCACTTCAACCATATACCGTTGACGGAATGTACTAACACATTCTACAAGAACCCATTGTGTTTCTTCTTTATTGCTCATACTAAATTACCTTTATAAGGACTGTTCAACCACTTTGCATAGGTCTCAGCTTGGTCACTAATTTTAGTCAACTCATACTTACCACAGAATCGCATAAAGTGAATGCCTACTTGAGGGGTAGTAGTTACACGAACACCCTCTTTAATACGTTGGTCAACTAAATCTTTAATCTCTTGTGGTTGTGCGGTCAAGTCAATCAGTACACGGTTACGTTCGTAATCATCTTTAACCCTGTGTTCAACCTCATTATGGTCTACCCAACGTTGCAACATCATATTGTTCCAATTGAAGCCCATTTTATGTCTATCAGCATACGCTTCAGTTAGTCCAACTTTGTTCTTAGTACCTTTCTCACGTACCCCGGGATAAGCACTGAACACATTGTCAGAACTATCACCGCGCATACACTTCATAAAAAGATGCCATTGTGGGTCACCAAGTAACTTGGGTTCTTTAGTTTTCTTATCTACAACTAATCTACCCTTTTCATCATGGTATCCTTCGAGGGTGATGAATTGATTTGTGATACCGTTGTATTGGTGCACGTTGTCACTAATAAGTTGAATGTAATCAGTATCAGAACTAATAATGTAATGCGTGTCATTTGGGTGTAAGTGAACGAAACGGGCAATCATATCATCAGCTTCAGCACGTTCATGCCTGAGTACTGATACGTTTGTTTTTTCTTTTAGAAACGTAGTGAACTTTTCATACGTATCCCAAAACATTTCATTTTCTTCACGTTCAGCTTCAGTCTGTGATAGAGTATCTACTACCCTATTTTTCTTATACGGAGCATAATGATCCTTACGCCAGCTACGGCCTTCTAAGCAGAACACTACGTGATCGGCTCCAAACTTGCGTACAACCTGATTGACTGATGCAAGTGTAAGATGTAGTGCCATTCCAATCTTCTCCCAAGTATCACTATTGCGTGAAGCAATGTGTCGTGCCCGAAAGAAGGTATTTGCTGTGTCGATAAGTGCGTATTTCATATTTGTATTATATACTATTATTTAATAAATGTCAAGTCATGATGATGCCAGCCTGAGTTAAACGGTCAATCACATTGTCGCCGTCTTTCCAATTAGGGGGCATAGTTGTTTTCCATTTAAAATAATTGTTTAACAAATCGGCTTCTGCATCGCTAATATAAGCCACTGCTAAATTTCGCTGTATCATATCAGCAACATCTTGTACAGAATAGTTGTTTTTATACATTTCTAATGCCGTTTTTTCTATCCAGGCACACGGAACAATATGCTCACAATATGCATTTTTGGTTGTAAGTTGTTGTCGTCCTGCAATACTATAACCTTTAGTAACTAATTTTTTTACATGAAGGTTATCAAAAATATCTGCACCCCTGCCTAATAAAACAGGCATTCCGTATTTTTGTGCAGTATATAACACTTCGGCTGATGCAATCGCATAATTGTGTGGATTAATGGTAATACTTCTTCTAGGACCACCGGGACTTCTAAGAATTGTATTAATATTTTCAACACAGTCAACTAGTTCCCAAAAACCATCCATAACATTTTCTGCTAATTGGATGAAGAGATAATCACGATTGTCATGTACTATGACCATTCCTTTAGATTCAATTTCCTGTCTCAATATTAGAGTTTTAGCTTCTGCATTTTTAAAACCAGCAATATACACTACTTTGGGTTTACCTTCTGGATATCCCTTGGTAACAACTTTTAGTTCACAATCTACGCCATTATTAGACCTAATAGTAAATCCATTATGTATAATATGCTCTTCTGGTCTTCTATCTTTAGCACGATATCCTCGAGATGCTGCCTCATTTTCAAATATAGAGAAAGGAATATATCTTTCAAGGTCTACACTCCAAATACCTTTGTGGCTAGTGCGAATATTAGTTGACATTTAACTCTTTCTTATTTTTTATTGCCAAAAGTATATTTGTTCAAAAAGTCTTTTTGTCTCTGAGTTTTCAACATATGTACATTTGGACAAACTGTTGCATGATTTGATGTGTCGTTATTGTAACGATTACCATCAATATGATCTACTTGCAATGTAGTTTTCCAATCTTCAATGAAGTCTCCTAATGAACTAGTATCGTCTCCGTATTGTTCAATGTAACCCTTAATTGCTTGCTCAAAACAAACACCTTTACAGGCTTCACAATGGTCCTTGCGAAACAATTGATTAAGTTGGCCGTTATCAAACGCAAGTCGCAAACCCGAAAGCAACTTTTTTGGATCCTTACCTCCGAACACTCCCTTCAGAATGTAATCGATACCATCGATCATTTCAAACGTATCTTCTGTGTAGAATTCTTCTACTAACTGCATCAATTCAGTATCTTGCGGAAGAATGGCAAACGATGTAGACAGTAACGAATAGTATGAACACACTAGTGATTTCACTTCATCGGACACTTTCATCTTGCGAATGAATTCAATTCCCAATTCATGGTCACGGAAGAAAGGCAAACGACAAGTACGTGCAACAAACTGTGTATAGCTGTTGTGAATCTTTTGTTGTGCGGGGACTTTACAAACTACTGCCGTAATCAATCGAGGAATGTTGATACCCATCTTACCTGAATCAACAACAACCATCACAAGCGGTCTGTTCAGGTAAGCAGGGCTATTAGCCAATTTAATACCGTCACTCATGCGCTTGATAGCCTTACCATCAAAATGCTTTTCTTTAGATGTAGAAACAAACAACACCGCATTGATTCGTTTAACGAACTCTTTAACATCTTTCATTACTGCACCAATTGGGATACCATTAACTGCGTTATTGCGTCCTAAACTAATAATGATGCCGGGCATCATTTTTGGTATCTTATCAGAAACAGAATCCCATGTGTCTTGTGGAATCAAAACTTGTTGATTGCGAATCTCATTAACTTGCCAAGCAAATGTCTTGTAGGCGGCATCTAATGTCTCATTCAAATCTTCACGATTTCCATGATATTCAAATTTAGTGAATGCATTTGCTTCTTTGAATTTAGGCATTGTAGGCAACTGTATGTACTTGTCAGCACCAACCAATGTTTTCATACGTTGAGATTGGGTAGGTGTTGCAGTCAAATGAATGACGATAGTACCACTATCCATCATTGCAGTCTGCATGTCAAACCATTTAGGTTCCCAGTTATTATTAGTAATGCCCTGGTCATCTTTAGTAGTTGACTTGTCAGGTACGCCTAAACCACGATGTGCCTCATCATTAAAGATAAGATCGGGTAACATCAAATCAAAGTCATCGGGATTCGCTGGGTCATAGTTCTCATACAGACCATACATATATTGTGTAGTCATAAAGAAATAACGAATGTCACCCGGTAAGTCAATATTATTGACCAATGAATATTTCAATTGTTTACTGTCATAGACTTTAACTAATTTGTTGCCAATGTAGGTGCCATCATACTTCATCATACTTTCAAGTGGCTCGTCAACACATTCCTGTGAAGGCGCCGCAAAGAAAATATTTTTAATTTTCTTAAAGTTTTGTGCAATAAGAATAGAGGTGTAGTTAGTGATAGTGAAACTTTTACCACTACCAGTAGGAGCCTGCACTACAATAGCTTTTTTTACGGCTGATTTTAAAAACCTAGTGATTGCATCAAGAATATTGTCTACTAGATATTCCTGTTGTAATGGTTCGATATCGGGAATTGAAATTTCATCAACTGCTAACGCTACTGATGTTTTATTACGCTTCATGTGTTACCTATAGTTTGTTGCAATGTATGTATTATACATCCATATGGTATTATTGTCAAATTTTATTTTGTTGTATTTTTACAACACTACTTCAACTAACTTCTGTACGGCCATCACCCAAGTTTTTAGTACGGACCACACGTAAGTCACGGTTTGTAGGATCAGCCTGTTGTTGCTCATATACTTCTAATGCGATATTTCTGCAAACTGTTTGGAACCAGCGGTCTACTAGTACATCATCTGTATCACTATCTTTTTGTTTATACCCTGCACGAATCAAATTCAAAATGAACTTATCATTCCAATCTAATTCAAATGCACCGTTATTAACATCATTGGGGTCAAGCTCCATACTTAGAATGTTAACGTATGGCTCGCCAGCCGCCGTTGCTTTCTCTTTAGCAGTAAGTTCGGGTGCAACTTTCTTTTCTTTAACCTTCTTAGGTGCAGGCTCAGATTTAACTTCTGGCTTCTTAAATAAATTCTTTAATTTTTCAAACATTTATATCTCTCTAGTAATTTAAAGCTGGCAAGATTCTTTGCCTTTGATTCACACATCATATCAAAATTATCAATGAATGTCAATGCCCAATCGTTAACAGCTTCGTTCCAATAGTAATCACTATGTGCCCGAAGTTTTTGCTTACTGTATCCTGCCTCAATCAACGCATCATGGGCGGGACGTTCATTGCGGGAGTGTTCAACAAGACAATCTTCCCTACTGACAGAATAGTGTAAAGTAGGGCGAACGCCACGCCAACTGTCAATAACCCTTTTAACACGGTCATCAGTAGGTTCAATGTATTCCCCTTCACGTATCCAGTGATGATGTATGTCCATGACCGTAGGTACGAGGTCAGATAATGATAAGCAGTCTGTAAGTCCATGTGTGTATTCCTCATTCTCTAGTGTTAGTGTGTTTCTCGCTTCTGGCGACAATCTGTTGTACACATCCCTAATGCCTTGTGGGCCTCTACGTCCTGAAATGTGTACGTTTACTTTGAAGTCTTGAAATGATTTGCCATAGCCCATAAAACGAACCATGTCACAATGATATTCAAATTCTTCAATACTCTTATTTACTACCTCATCACGGTCGCTTGCTAAAACAACAAACTGATCGGGGTGAAAGCTAAGACGCACATCATTAGCACGTGCTGTTTCACCTATAGGGGCAAACCATCGAGCCAAGCTATTCTGTACATCTGTACTATGCCAAAAGTCTTTGTATTCATCCATAGTATAGAAACTAAGCATGTCGCTAGTCAAACGCAACATACGCAATTCTGGTTCTAGTGTAGCAACACGTTTAACAAGTGCGTGAGTATTCATAATATTGCGTTTAGCAACATCCATAATCTTTTCTTCTACTACACTTCGATTATTACGCTTTGCCCAAGCTTGAGTTGTACCTCCTGTGTTAAAACCTTCGACTGAAACAATCTCATCTTTGTGATTGATTTCTGCCCATTTACAAGCGAAACCGATACGTTTGATTGACTGATTTGTGTGCATAGATAGACCAAAATGATAAATAATAGATGTAGTGTAGCATACCTACGCAATAAAGTCAACTATTTACGGATACCACTATGAAAATTACTGAAGTACTAACAGAATCAAGCAAGATTTGTCCACAATGTGGAATGAGAGGTTGCACTTGCAAACCCGGAACTTGCAAATGCAAACCAAAGCCCGGCTATCCAAAGAACATTGATGAAGCCGCTAATCCAGCACAACAAGCCGCTATTGCTATTAGTATGAAAAAGGCTGGTAAGAAGCCAAAAGATATACAAGAAGAAGATTTAGATGAGGATTGGCAAAAGGTCAACAAAAAAGACAAAACTGATGGCATGAGCAGTAAGGCTGTCAAAGCATATCGCAGAGAGAATCCAGGATCTAAACTAAAGACTGCTGTTACTACTAAGCCTTCAAAACTAAAGAAGGGTAGTAAAGCCGCTAAACGCCGTAAATCATTCTGTGCTAGAATGAGTGGAATGAAGAAGGCTCACGCAAGTGCTAAGACTAAACGAGATCCGGATAGCCCAATCAACAAAGCACTACGCAGATGGAACTGTGAAAGTGTACAACAGATGGAAAAATTGGTAATGATTGCTGAACAGAAAATTAGAAACCTTAAGAAATAACGTGAGAGCAAACGAATTCATCAGCGAAGCTATTAGCCGTAGAGACTTACTTAAAGGTGTAGCGGGTGCCGCCGCATTGGGCGCTACTGGTTTAGCTAAAGCAGGTGAATATCAAGATTTAGAAACTATAAAAAAACAACCTGACGTTTGGATGCCTAGATTCGAACAACTGCAACAACGTAGTAATGGTATGTTAGGTAAATTAATGCGAGCCGCCGGTCCAGAATGGGCACAAAGACTGACAGGGACAAAGGTTCGTGTTATGTCGAATGACCAATGGGTTCAAGGAAATGCTGACAATCGCACTGTCAGTCTTGACCTAACTGTGTTTTGGGATGCTCCTGATGCTACACTGGCATTTGCTATAGCACATGAACTGGGACACATTGCCCTAGGACACGGTTTTCAGCCTGATCTCGGGCAAGCACGTCGGGAAGAAATGGATGCTGACGACTTTGCTATTAGGTTATGTAGGGCTTTGGGCTACAACAAAGTTGAGATGTTTAAGTTCTTGCATCAAAAACAATCTGATTACGACTTTTACAATAGTATAACTAAACTGCCTAATAGCAGTCATCCTAGTTATGACCAACGAATCAATCGTGCAGGTCAAAAAGGATTTCAGTTGTCAAAAGGTGGAGTTAAACAAATGAATACGCTAATGACACACTTAGCATAATTAAATCTTCAATAACTGATCCATCGTATACAAGTTACGCATATAAGGTGACACATCTTCTAGCACACTGCTAGCAATATCGCCCTTTCTTCTTGGGCCGTATTTCACGTTGAAGCTAACATCATTGACTTTTTGAAACTCATCAACAATCTCTTTAACAGTATATCCTACTCCGTGACCAAGTGATTCAACGCTATTGCTAGGCTTCTCAATAGCTTGTTTCAATGCGTCACATATCTCGTTTACGTGTACATAATCACGCACACAAGTGCCATCGGGTGATACTTCATAATCATTACCAAATACAGTAAACTCTTTTGATTGCATAGCCATAATGAGATTGTACATTAACCCATCGGGGTTAGTGGGAGCAAAGCCTTCGCTTCCAATAACATTATAAAATCTAAAGATTGTATATGGTATTTGACGATGAGTTGTACAATATTCTTTCACTACATCCTCTGCCGCACGTTTACTGATACCATATGCACTCTCACAATCTTGTGCGGCACCTGTACTTGCAAAGATAAAGTTCTTTGTCTTAATCTTGTTTAGTACATTCATTGTACCATTCAAATTAGTCATATAGTATTGAATAGGTTTCTGTTCACTTTCACCTACATTAACCAATGCGGCTAAATGAATAACACAATCAAATTCATCTTCTAAACTAAATGGTCTATTGATATCACATTGATAAAATGTATAAGGTGATTCTTGTGGTTCTACTTTATCTAAACCATACACTTGATATTCACCCTTCAACATCTTAGTAAGATGTGAACCAATGTAACCACTGTTACCTGTAATTAAAATCTTTTTCATAATCCTTCAAATAAATCTGTTGTATCTCTTGACGTGGACAAAGTTCCTTTAAGATTTTCTAACTGTTGAAAACCAAACCATTCAAAACAATCATCATTCAGTAAAGTTTGAAATTCAAAGATTAATCCGCTTTCCAAGAATTCTAATTGTTTTTTCGTAATTTTGTTTTGGAAAGACACAAAAATATAATCGCTATCTTGTTCTAAACTATACCTTTCTGTTTTACACCAGCTATGAAAATAATCCCAAACTTTATGAGGTTTATTTTTGTCATAATCTTTACCTTTGTCTGCCCTACCCATGTGCCTTTCAAATCTACTATTAGCACTTGATTCAGTCATTCCTATATATATTATTCCTAACTTGTCACTATGAGTAATATATATACCACAGGTATTTGGTAATTTATCGGTTTTGTATTTTTTTAGCTCTCCGTCAAAAATGACGAAGGGTATTCCAAACTTATTTTTAAACTTGTTACTATTAATAAAATCTATAACTTTTTGTTTCATCATTATTTCTCAATTTCAAACAAATCTTCCATTGGGTTACCGGTAAGATTTGATTGTATAGTTGGTTGCAATATTACAATTGGTGCGGGTACAAATGCAGGATCAAGAGTCAAATATGTATCGTCATCAGTATAAATTACACGATATTTGTATTTGTTTGTAAACACACTACGGGCATCATCAATGCAGATTATTCTTCTGTTTAGGGTTGCAATAAAATCTGCATATCTAACAGTTAAATTTGGAGAAGTGAGAGTCTTGCAAATACCTGCAGTACTGTTCCTTGATTGTTTACAAGCAAATTGATTAAAACAATCATTCCATTTATGAAATACTAAACTATCCATAGTTTGAGTATGTTTTAATGAGCCTTCATCATACCAACTTTGTGCAGTGTCATATGAATGATACAACGCTTCCACTACAGTTACCATTGTTTGTTTTGTACAAGTGAAAAAATATTGACTATTAAAATTGTTAGTCCATCGTATATTATCTAACGCAACAGTTGGCATTTGTGTCATTTGTTCTAAAAATGCAATCCCGTAACTCTCAACTAAACTAGGATTAAATGCAACACGACAACTAGTTATGAAATCAACCTTCTCTTGACCAATAATACCTATACGAATTTCATATGGTACACCAATTTCTTTTAATCGTGCTTCAAACTTTTTAGCACCAGTCGCACTTGTCATTACTCTTGCTGGCAATCGTGTTTGCTCAATTAAATCTAAATAGAGTTCGGGATTCTTACCCTCTTCCCATCTACCAATAAACAGTACACCTTCACGTGGCTTATGGTGTTCTTTTAATAAATCTTTTTCTGGCAATGGGATAGGTAATTCATATGCATTTTGAAATTGCAATTGATTGTATTTACTTTGTGTCCCTATAAACAATGCATTCATCTCTAATTGTTTACGCATCATTTCATTCGTACTTAATAGAAATGGATTTGAAGTATTAGTAAAGATTTGACTTTCTAAGTGAGTGTACGCAATAATTTGAATAATATCTTCTAATCCCATAGTTGAAGCTAATTGCACAGTTTCATATGTATTACATACGAGTGCATCATACATATTTTCTTCTAGTGCTTCAACAATACTATTACGGAAGTTGGCCATACGCTCATAGCAGAATGTATCACCATACATAAAGATAGCACTATGGTCTGTGTATTTTAATACATTAGTCGGTGCGATAATTTTTGCATTAAGTGACTTGATGAAATCTGTATTCTGCGGTTGTTTATCAGTAATGATATCAACTTTAATATTATGACTATCCATCAATTCACAAAAGCTTTTTGTAAATTGTCCTATACCACCATGTGGTATCAATGTTTGTGAGCTTACTAAGAAGCCAATTCGTTTATCGTATGTTCTCATTTATCTTTCACTGTGGGCACATCTTGCCATTCAGTCCATTCACGCTTTTTAGTAAAACTACCTTTATCAGTGGTTGTACTATAATCTGTTACTTCAATTTGTGTTCTATATTGTAACACTTTTTCTGGTCCGTCCCAACCGTTTCGGACAAGATATCTTAATTCATACATATATTTACCTTTTTAATAACCACATAATATGGGTATTCTTATCGTGCCAACTGTGTTCTAATACGGCAGCATCGGGGCCGTGCCAGATACTAGTTAGTCTGTAAGCTTTTACTAACCAGATACGTTTACCTGTTAGATTGCATCTTTCAGGTAACCAAACAAATTTAAGTTCTGCTCCTAGATAACTATTACGATTAAACTCAGAAGTATGACCCATGCTATCTAGTGGCATAACTATCTCCATCGTAACATAAAATGAATATAATCTTTCTCATCTGTGAATTTGAACGTAGTTTCAAATCCATCATCTTGTGTATCTTTATATTCATACGTCCACCTAGACTTTGTTCTACCAGGACCAAAAGTATCAACACACCAATCTAATGGATTATTTTTATCTCTTATAGAACCGTCTGGTCCCATATAGTATTTCCAATAATCCCATGGCAATAATACAATGTGCTGATATTTTTTCATGTTCCCCACTCATTTTTAAATAACGGTACTTGCAGTCTATCACTATAACGATAACCACGATTCATTGCTTCAATAGCAACATTCTTTGCATTTAGTTTATATAATGACTCTACGCCACCGCATGGCATGAAGTATACAGGGCCTCTAAATCCACCATTGCGAAATTCTTTTACTGCTTTATCTGCTTCAAGTGCATCATCTTCTGTTGCTACTACAAACTTAAGATAAACAAAACCTACACTTTCATATTGACGAATAATACTAGGACAAATTGCTTCTTGCCACTTCTCGCCACTGATACTTAGTTTAGGACTAACACTAAATGTTAATGCATTCTTTTCTCTGTTAATCTTCCACTTCTGTAAATATATTGTGAGGTCTTGACTAAGTTCTTGTGTACCGTTAGTTTCGAATGTAATCTCTTTAAGACTTCTCATTTTTTCATTTGAAAGTAAGTCTGGATACGCTCTTTGCCATCCAAGAAGAGGTTCACCACCTGTGATAACAAGGTGTTCATCCATCCAACGCTTGTGAGGAAGTATATCCATAATGCTGTCAACAATACTATCGGTAGCGATAACAGGACTAAGATGTTTAAAGCGAGGGTCCCAGCTTGCGTAACTATCACATCCTGTACTGACAAGCGGTAAGGATTTATAATCTGTATAATCTTCTGCTTTAATTGCAATAACATCTCTCTCACTACTCATTTCTCCCTTAGGCATACCGAAGCCACCGCATGTAAAATTACATCCATATGTTCGTAAGAACACACTGGGAACACCCATGTATCTACCCTCACCTTGAATGCTATAAAATAATTCTGATACTTTTAAATGACTCATTTGATTTTTATGTTGTAGTTGGTAAGGATGACTTCACCCCAAGTGCCGCCACCTTGTTTGTAAATGTGATTAACTTGTTTAGCACAATCACGTATAATTAATTCAGCAAATTTTTCAATAGATTCACTATCAGCAGTTTGACCTGCAAGTGATGCTCGTTTTAATGCCCAGTCAAACCCTGCTTCTTTTGCTAGTTCTTCTATTTTTTTGTTCATTTATTACCAATGACGTATAGTATTTGCTATAATGACACAACATGTTATCACATGTAGCACCACCCAGAAAGTCTTTAGGAACAATGCAATCCTCGCTTCACCCAATGTAAGAATAGGAACATCAGGCCTGTCATCATCTGTATTACCCATTAAATGGCCGGTTGCTCTTGCCCAAATTTTTTCTAAACTATTCATGTTTTTCCTCAATAGAATAAAACCAATCATCTCCTGCACTCCATTTACGTGTACCATCTACTGTCCATAGATTTTGAGCCGCCTGAAAATCAGGAAATTTAGTTTCACCGGGAATCAAACTTTGATCGTACCACAAGCAACGGTTGTTAGGCTGACAAGCAAACTGTCCATTTTCTAACTTAATAAAATTAAACGATTTGTGTTCTTCTGCAACTTCAGTAAAGCCTGTGTCCACATCCATGCCGTCAGCACAAAAGTCTACAGTAAACAAATAAGTTCCGTAATGCCATTCCTTGTCTTTACCTAGAAACTTAACACCTAAATTGCGTAATCCTATTTTTTCAATGATAGTAAAACGATACCCCATACAGTCCCAAAGCTGTAACATATCAATAGGTAACGTTGCTGTGTGGTCTTTTTTCCATACATAAGCGTGTATAGGTAGTTTATCATACAATGCTCCGTAATTGGGTAATAAACTTTCAATACGAAATACTTGTCCACGCAATGCTTTAAGACTAACCCAGATGGCAGGTTCTAATTCTCCGTGCCCCTTTTCAAAGTTATAAAGAAATTCACGTTTTATCCAACACTTAATTGGTGGCAATGATCCTACAATGTAACTCATTTTAATATTTTCCTGATGCTAATACGATTTGACAAATATGTTCTAATCGTTCAATGTGTTCAAACGCACGCCAGGGGCTTGTGTCAATTGCTACTACTCCGTGTCCTTTAATACCTACAATGTCATAGGCAATGTTGCCTTTATTGTCTAATTGTAATTGATTATGGCATTGATCCGCAAGCTCTTGGCTAATGGGAGCCACATCCCTTACATTGGGTGCTACCTTAGTGTAACGATTCAATTCTGGAAACGCACTACTGATAGTGCTTAAATCAATACCGGCGTGCATAGCGGCAATACAATAAGTAGGGTGTAAATGAACTACAACTCTTACATCATCACTGTGTTGTCCTAGTCTCTTTTGCAATCCAAAATGCAAAGGCAATTCTCCACTAGGTCTCAATCCTTGGCTTATATCTGAATAAGGAAGTTCTATCAACGACGGATCTTCTTGCCAAATCTGATCGATTATCCCAATCTTCTTAAACTGGTCGGGTTGCATCGTTTGCTTACGAACACCACTGGGTGTGATGTAGAAGTGGTCACGGTCGTGATGACGAATACTTACATTGCCATCACGACTGGTAATCCAGTTGCGTCTATATGCTTCAACTAATGTATCGCAAATTGTTTCTAACATTTTTATCCTTTATAATATTGTAACATACCTAGAAACCATACTGATGCCAGCATGCCAAAGTTTGCGGCACTAGGCCAATCTCTAGTACGTACGGCAGTTACCAACCAAGCGGCGTTGCCTACAAATAGTAGCTCAATGCCTATTATAGGATCTAGATTAAAACTAACTACTATGGCTCCTGCGAACATAATGCCAAAGCAAATCCATTTGATTATTGCCATATCAAGCCATTGTGATGGCAATAAAAGCCAACATAAAACTTAATACTGCTCCCACAATAGGAATCACAACCGGTGCGTGTTTGGTTATATCTTCTAACCATTGTTCTGTTTCAGGTTCTTTATTCTCTTGGTTCATCTTCTTTACTTAATCCATTTTTGTGTATATCCCATAGTACTATTCCTACTACAGTTACCATTATTATTACGGCAATAATTTCATTAACAGTCATACTCATGCTCCGTAATAAGTTTCTTTATCTTTTTCAGAATGTTTAGGTTCGTTCCAAACATTACGATTGTTCCATTCTTGTACTTTTTCAAGTCGTTGTTGTTCAGTAAGTTCGTCACAACGGCTACTGTAATCTGGCATACGTAGCCAGTCTACTGTGCCACCGCGTGGACCATAAGTATTTTCTACTGAACGAAACACTGCCCAAGTAGCAAACACCATGCTAATGATAGCAATGTGTCCAATCATGTTGTAGCCGATAGTCAGTAGTTCACCAACGTAAAGACCAAACGCCAGACTCCAAAAACAGCCTAGTAGGATACTGAGAAAGTATTTGACATATACGGGCGCATGACGCAGAGGATTCATATTAGGGTTTATAATATTCCAAGAGGAACGACTAATCAACCAAATGAATTTGAGTACACTAAACATTATGCAAACTCCCCGTCTTCCCTATGACCACTACGTCCTGCCATATTGCTATCAGTCTCACGTACCTCTACTCTGCAACACCAAACACGTTTAGCTTCTTCACTACCACAGTTGGGTAAGAAAATTGTGTTAATGTATTCGTATAAGAAGTCAGATATACCTTCACAACCAGTACGTTCTACTTCTGTAATCTTTGCTAGTTTCAATTCACCTAAACGCAATAGTTCATCACGCATAGGATCATCTTGTGCGACTAATAGAGTATGGTCAAACCATTCCTCTAGTTTATCTTTGAGGGGTCGTAATCCACCGAAGTCAGTTACCCAGTTACGTGCGTCTAATGTATCAGCTTCAAACTCAAAGTGAAAACTCATAGCATAGCCATGAATTAAATTACAATGACTGTCAGCACGCCATTGACGATATGCAACAGGACCTATTTGTCTGTATGTTTTTGTTGAAAAGAATTTTTTGTTTGCCATGAATTTCTCCTATGTTGTATTATAGCATAGGCAGCAGAATTTGTAAAGCGGGATGATGTCCAAAGACCGCTATAGTTATTTATTAAGAGTGTTAATAATCTGGGCATCAGCTACCCTTTTTCTTAAACTTGAACTACTGAAACTATGGTCACGTCCATTAAACACAAGTTCAATGCCACGTTCTCCACCTTCATATCTTCCGGTAAATTCTTTTTCTGCATATTCTACACCTAGTATGCGAACATCTACTGGTAGTATTAATAACAAGTCAATTAAGTCCTGTTCAGTTTGATAAACCACTACTTCATCAACATAGCGACAAGCCGCTAACTGAATTTGTCGTTCTACAATACTTTGAATGGGTTTATTCTTAGTATCAGGTCTATCGATAGTTGGATCAGTTTGTAATCCACAAATCAAGTAATCACAATGATTCTTTGCCTCACTTAACATAGCAACGTGGCCTGCGTGTAGTAAGTCAAATGTGCTAAAAGTAATACCAATCTTTTTACCTTCTTGTTTAAGTTTTTTAATGTGGTTGAAAATCATTTTGAAAGTGCTCTCCACATTTTAGTTTGGTCATGTTCTTTTAAAAATTCTTCTTCACCTGCAAACGTAGGACTATCAGACATAATTTCATCTAATAACCATTTTAATTTATGTAAATCTTTTTTGATTTCAAATTGATTGAAACCATCATTATAGTTACTATGAAGTTCTACACCACTCATATAGATTTGATGATGTACACTGTTGTAATCCATTTGTTTACGAAAGCCCATTATTGGTGTCCCTTGTGGATTAATTTATTTACAATGTTAAGGTCAAACTGTAAATTCGTAATTTTATCTTTAAGAGATTGATATTCTGGACTAGACATATCACCGTCATTAGTAACAATATCTAAATACAAATTAGCAGCCTCTTCGTGGGCTTTTGTAATTTCTTGCTCTAGTAAAACTCGTCTATCTTTTAACATTATTTGCAACCTTTATTAGCAATTTGTAAGAACTCACTACGTGCCGCGGGGTCTGATTTGAAACCTCCACCTAAACGACAAGTAACAGTACTACTACCTGTATCTTCTACACCGCGTGACTTAACACAATAATGCTGTGCATCAATCATAACTGCAACATCTTCTGTATCAAGGATGAACTGTAAGGTGTGAAAAATTTGCTCTGTTAACCTCTCTTGGATTTGAGGTCTTTTGCTAAAATATTCTACGATACGGTTTATCTTACTAAGCCCTAATACTTTTTGTTTAGGGACATAAGCTACAGTAGCCAATCCATCGATGACTACAAAATGATGTTCGCAGTTAGATTGAACATTAACATTACGCTCTACAACCATTTCGTTATATTGCATCTTGTTGTCAACTGTTGTACATTTAGGGAATGCTTCATAATCAAGTCCCCAAAAGATTTCATTCACATACATCTTAGCAACACGTTTGGGTGTTTCGATGAGACTATCATCATCTAGGTCTAAACCCATTGTTTCCATAATAGCCTTGAAATGACCTTCAATCTTTTCAATGCGATCCTTACGATCACCTAAATCAATTGTGTCGTCAATTGGTGTTTCTACTCCCATATTTAATAGATGTAGATGAACTTTTTGACCCAACTCTGGATCAGTTTTTGTTTTATTATAACTCATAGATAACCTTCCTTTGTGATGGTTTTTGTTTTGAAGTGTAAGCTACCGTTGTGTAGCTTACATTGTATTTATCACGATTACTTAGCTTTAGCTTTTTCTTCAGCACGTGCGGCTTTCTCTGCTGTAATTTCATTACGGCGTGCCTTAACTGCTTTAGCTAACTCGGCTAGTGCCTTACGGGCACGTGTACCAGCGGCTGCATTGCCTTTGTTAAATTTGTCGTTCTCACTATTGTATGCTTCTAAACTTGTTTCGATATCATTTTGTGCGCTCATTGTTTTTCCTTTATTAATTTGCGTTTTGCTTTTGGTACTTCTACCGAGTTGAGTGCTTCTCGCACTTCTTTTAATAATGCGTCATCATCCCATTCTAACATAGTTTTGCCGTCAGGAAAAGTAGTTACGGTCAAATGATTACCTTTAACTACTGTTGGTTCTGTAATTTCTTTTTTCTTGCGAGTTGCCATGATTATTTCCTATCACCAAAAATTTGTAATAGATTAATAAACAAGTTAATAAAGTCCATATACAGCGTCAATGCCCCACGTACTTCTGCAACA